GGTACTGCGAATATTAATTTACCTGGTGTTAACGTTGCGGGTAATCAGAATACATCCGGTAACCGCGAGTTTCATCTCACCATATAACTGCTGGCAGATAGCTGGATTGCTGAATACATCCAAAGGTTCACACTCAAACAGCGGTGCAATCTGCATGAGGTCCATCATGGTCATACCTGGGGTACGAGCGGTAATGAATCTGCGCATGCCAGTATCCATTGTTCGCCAGATAGCTACACCATGCTTTTTGCTCACTTCTTCAGTAAAGCCAAGGTGGCACATGATGGTTTTTTCGATAGCCAGATCAGAGATAGAAACCTTTTCGCCAGGTACACCATCATTATTGATGGTCACTTCGACACTCTGACCATTACGCAGGCGGTATTGAATTGCTTTAGTATTTTCCACGTTAAATCACTCCACTACAAACCAGTCACATGCCAGTAAGTCGCCTACAGAAGGAACCCACGGAACAACTACACCTTGTGCATTTTTTAAGGCGAAATAAGCACCATACGGAACGAGGTCGCCGGGGAAATATCCCTTAATGGCTTCCATTCGTGCCGGGTACTGTCCTTCAGGAACCAGCCAGCAGAATTGGTTTTCGCCGTTCCACCCGCGTCGGGCAACTTTCTTGCCATCCTTCAGCCACATCAGCGCGTCAGAAAAGTCGGCTGCTTCAAGGTCGATTTCTTCTTGTAGAGTAGCGATACCGCCAGCAGAAATAGTTACGTCCCTGGCTGTAATGAATGTCACCCCATTGTGACCTTCAATGCTGAGCGATACCCCATTTTCGAAGAAGTCGTTAGTCCGACTAAAGCCTTCTTCAAATGTTTTTTCTGGTGAATAGGACAGAGATCCGTCCTCATAAGCGACCAGATATCCGCCAATTTCTGGTCGGTGTTTTTGCAAAAATATTTTATCAACATGGACTTTTACCCCTTCTGGCTCAACGACTTCGATGTTGCAAAAAAGGACCACATCCATTAGGGCGATAATTTCGATATCTTTGATTTTTGAGGCGCGAACTGTTTTATGGCTTTTGTATTTTGGAAGTGCCGTCAAAAGCTCTTTCGTTGTCATGTTATTCATAGTCTTTCCTCTGCTTAAAACCTGATGTATTGCGCCTTCAGGTGGGTCAGGAATGTTTTCCCACCAGCGAACGCAATATCTCGGGGTGTTCTTTTCGTGAAAAGCGCGTGCCATTGCCAACTTTGGCGTTTGTTTGCGAGTTCGTGCTTTTGTCGGCGTCTGGACCACCGCTTTTCTTTCAGTCGTTTTTTACACATTCAAAACGGAATATCGTCGTCAAAGTCCATTGGAGGTTCGTTATTGGCGTTGCTCTGAGGTTTACCGCCACCACTGTATTGCTGGTGGTTTTGAGGTTGGTTTGATTGCCCCCAGCCATTTGAGGACTGTGAATCGTCACGGCGAGCGCCGATCATTTGCATGGTGCCGCCCTGGCTGACGATAATTTCCGTCGTGTAACGTTCTACACCGGCGTCATCTGTCCACTTACGGGTTTTAAGTTTCCCTTCGATGTAGACCTGAGAACCTTTTCGTAAATACTCACTCGCAATTTCAGCAAGTTTTCCGAACAAAACGACTTTATGCCATTCTGTTTGCTCTTTCTGTTGGCCCGTTTGCTTGGCGCGCCATGATTCATTCGTTGCGATGCTGAGTCTTCCGACCGCTCCGCCATTTGGTATATACCTGATCTCCGGGTCTTGCCCCAGGGTACCAATCAGGATGACTTTGTTTACACCGCGTTGTGCCACTTATCTTACCTAATAAAATAAATTAATTAGAGCAATAATGTATATCTTTGAAACGTGGCTAACAAGTGATTTGCATTATCCTGTGCCTTCTAAAGGGATCGAGTCAGTCGGTATTGGCGGTGAATGAGTGTTTGTCCTGGAGCGTAAAAAATTCGCTTATGAGGTCTTTATGAAGGGAAAAACAGCCGCAGGAGGCGGTGCAATTTGCGCTATCGCGGTGATGATTACCATCGTGATGGGTAATGGCAATGTGCGAACCAACCAGGCGGGGCTTGAGCTGATTGGTAACGCTGAAGGTTGCCGACGTGATCCATACATGTGCCCGGCAGGGGTATGGACTGACGGGATCGGTAATACACACGGGGTAACGCCGGGTGTGCGAAAAACCGACCAGCAAATCGCCGCTGATTGGGAAAAGAATATCCTGATCGCTGAACGCTGTATTAATCAGCACTTCCGGGGCAAAGACATGCCCGATAATGCCTTCAGTGCAATGACAAGCGCGGCATTCAATATGGGATGCAATAGCTTACGGACCTACTACAGCAAAGCGCGAGGCATGCGAGTAGAAACGTCCATCCACAAGTGGGCGCAGAAAGGGGAATGGGTGAATATGTGTAACCATCTCCCTGATTTCGTGAACAGTAACGGCGTGCCCCTGCGAGGTTTAAAGATTCGCCGTGAAAAAGAACGCCAGCTTTGCCTGACGGGGCTTGTCAATGAATAAACTCCGGCAGCTCCGCCGACTTTCGACAATGAAGTTATCGCTGGCGGCGATAGTTTTTGACTCGATTTTCATGGCGGTATATGTGCTCAATGAGACGTGGCCACTGGAACCGCTATTGTATGCCGGGCTTCGGCTGTGCCTGACATTTTTGAGCATGGCTGCGAGATTGATGCAGCAGAAAGAAACCGCTTCAGATTGTCCACGCCGCGCGGTGCGCAAATATATGGCACGCAGGCGAAGGCGATAATAGTTAACGAGAACCCCGGCAGCTGCCGGGGTTATTTTTGGTGGTTATTTAAACGGATTGATTGAATTATTAAACGTGATGATGCTTGTCTCACGCGGTGCCTGGACGTTAGCCGCTTGCGGAACCTCCTTAATTTTCTTGGTGACAGGCAAGTTGCGTGCGCCAACTTTGATCAGAGATTCGAAAAGTGTGGCAACGATTTTTGCATCACCAGGTTCTTTGAGGCGGAATGCGTCTTTTTGGGCGGCGGAGACGAAGATCGGGAGGTTATCCAGTTCGTCTTGCATTGCTGCCAGCACATCGTCGCGGATACCCGCTGTTTCCTCCAGCAAAGCGATTCGCGCTTCAGCATCTGCGATCTTGGCCATTGCTTCGAGGTGGCGGCCCTGGCTTTCGAGTAGTGCAGTTTCCAGTTCTGCCGTACGCTCTGTCGCCTCCACCATCATTTCCAGTTCAGCCATTTTGCCGTAATGGGATATAACGGCCTGCACTGACTCGTCGGAGTACCCATGCGCCGCCAGGGACTCTGCCAGTAAAGATTTAGAATCCGCGCTTTCAAACATTCCGGCGCTGGCAGGATGATCCAGACTGATATAGTTCGGCGTTGTCACATAATCCACACCATGGAAGCTGGTGGTTACAGCGATTTTCCCGGACTCACGCCCGCCAGTGGCCCAGCTCCAGCCACCAGCTCGGCTTTCGATCATCGCGGCGACAATTTTACCCGGCTCTGTGTTAAGAATTTCCTGTGTATGGGTAACGATGCCGTTGTCGTCAACGGATATAGCTACTGTGCGGCAAGCTGGAACATTGTCGATAACGACCGGGCGACCTTCCACCATGATCACGCTGGTTTCTGGTACTTCCAGTTTGCCGGTCAGCTGTCGGCGACCGTGACCGTAATAGCCGAAAAGCTCACCAAGGCGTAAACCTTCCTGAGTTTCCTTGCTTTCAAGCATGGTCTTTACCGCGCTTAATACATACTGTCGCCCGTTCTGGCGACCTTTTCTAGCATTACTATAGAGACAAAAGCGGTCAGTGACCGTTTTCAAAACATCAGTCATTCTCGTTTCCCTCTTTAAAGACCGATTCAAGGATTTGCGCCAGTTCCTGTGGCGGTGTTTTGATGATGGAATCCATCAGGTGATCGTCGTCCTCGCTTTTCGCTTTCAGTTCGTTCACCAGTGCTTCAGAGATTTTTTCGTCAATCTCCAGCACATCGCTGAACAGGTAACGTTTGAATGCATCGGAATTGGCGAGGACGCTGTTATTGCTGACGGCATCGAGGATTTGCGTAACGATGGTGGCGTAGTTCGCCTGCGAGTCGCGGTTTTCGTTGTGCTCTTGTTGCAGAGCGGTATTAACGGAGTGGAATTCGATTTTGTACGGGCGATCACCTTCCGGGTATACCTTGCCGTACTTGAAAGCAAGATGAATATCGATAGCCCGCTGAATGAACTCTTCTACGCCCTGCTGGATCCATGAGGCGCGCATGGCGGCCTGAATTGCCGTGCGCAGGAATCCACCTTCACCAAGCCCGCCGGACATTTGATCTGCCCACCCCAGGAGGGTGTAATCGAGGCCAAGTGCTGCCGCCAGCTGGCGCATATAGGTGAGAATGTCTTCAATGCCGTTGATGTCAGCCTGGATGGTCTGAGTATCAATAGTCATCTGTCCCTTGCCGTCGCCCATAATAGGCAGCAGGGTATTGGTCACCGTAGGCATGTTATTCGCGCCGCGTGCGCGCTTTTCCATCAGGTCAGCTGCTCGTTTAAGCGTCTGAGTAATGGTGCGCGAATAATCGGCTGCTTTTACCGGATCCAGACTATTCATCGCCAGGCCGATGATTCGGTCAATTTTCGACGCATTAAAACGCGTTGCCTTCAGTGAGCGGATCGCCGAACGCAGATTCATGTACGGCTCGTAGGCGTATTCGAGCAAGCTGGTCCCGTAATTCTGGGTTTCAATCGGTGTGCGCTCTTCCGGATTATCCAGCAGGCTGTAAGCCTTATGGCCAGTGTGCACAGGCATAAGGTTTGACTTAGGCCGCCAGTAGGGGATTTTCATAGGGATAATGGCCCACGGATCGGCGAAAACCATTTTCCCTGACGCGTCCTTCAGATAATCGCCGCTAAATCCCGCCAGGTTGCCGCTGACCTCGAACTCTTTGATGAAGCCCGGAAGGGTGTAATAGGAGCACTCAAAAGACGTGATCCCTATGCCTTCTTTGGCGTATGGCCTGACATAAGCCACCCCAAATACAGACATGATAAATGCCCACCCGGCGACCTCTTTGTTGATGGTTCGCCCGATGTCGTTCATCAGCTCGTCACACAACGCCTGCGCGGCGTCATAGTCACTATCGTTTCCGTTATGTACCGGCACGATAGAGAAAGTTTGCCCGGTCTTCTTATCGAAAGAGAGCGCGTGCGTAATATGGATGTTCAGCGCGGTGGCGATCGTGCTGTAAACCGCCATCTCTTCGAGTAGCGGATAGCGTTGCAAGCGGTCTTCCGGCAGTTGAACTTCATCAAAGATAAAGCGACTTCCGTCCACCAGCCCATCGCCAGCCATGCCACTATCGCCCGGTTTGCCGCCTAAGAAGCCGGACAGTTGTACCGGTGCCCCTGCGCGAGAAAACAAATACCCACTTCCGCCGTGCACAGCCAGCGCGGACAGGAGGATGTTGTCCCGTTCTCCGTTGTCTTTAAAAACCCCCGCCAGCGCCTTCCTGACCGAGGATAGCGTGATTTTATTGTCTGCCAAGATTGCACCTTAATTAGAATAATTCGCATCGTGTTTGAACGGAAATTTAACACTAGTCACTTGTTAAGGATTACCAATGAACAAGCTATCTATGGGGGTGTTTCGCTGTTCAAGTGTCAGCGAAATATTGAAATACATTAGGGCAATAACATCTCACCGAGCGCCGATTAAATACGGCGTGGAAAAGGTGGAAGGCAAAAGCTATGACCGACTGCGCCGTGAGGCGAATCAGAAGGCGATAGATTTGCTTAATTCGCTGGTGGACGGCGCGACACTGACAGATGAACAGCGCCAGATCCTGGCTGGGTACACCGGTGAAGGCGGCATTGGCGGGTCCGTCTCCGAATATTACACACCAAAGCCGATCGCTGAAGGTGTCTGGGAGATCATGAAGCTCTACGGCGCGGACGTAGGTAACACTCTGGAACCATCGGCGGGAACCGGCGTTTTTAATGAGACAAAACCGGTTGGTACGGTGATGACCGCGACTGAGATCAGCAGTGTTTCCGGTCGTATAAACCAGCTGTTGCACCCGGAAGACAGCGTACAGATTTCTCCGTTCGAACAACTGGCTGTAAGCACGCCTAACGATTCATTCGACCATGTTGTGGGTAACGTTCCGTTCGGTGGTCGTGATAACACACGCAACATCGATAAGCCTTACGCAGAAGAAACGGACATGGGTTCTTACTTCATGCTCCGCATGCTGGACAAGATAAAGCCAGGCGGATTCATGTGCGTGATTGTGCCGCCGTCCATTGTTTCAGGTTCAAACATGAAGCGGTTACGCCTGCGCCTATCACGGAAAGCTGAATTTCTTGGTGCCCACCGCTTGCCTACCGGTACTTTTGACGCAAACGGGACCAGTACAGTTGTTGATGTGGTGCTGATGCGCAAACATCCGGCAGAGATGGCTGAGAAAATCCCCCTGGTGGATGAAAGCACTCTCGAATCGGCAAATGTGCTTTGGCCAACGTTTATTTCTGGCAAGTGGTTTGAAAAGGACGGCCGCCGGTTTGTTCATGGCACCCAGGAAAAGGGCTTCCAGGGGCGTATTGAGGTTCGTGCCGACGGTCAGATTGATAACCAGGCTCTTAAAGCGAAGCTGATTCATCGTTTCGAAAGCCGTATCGACTGGTCTTTGCTCGATATGGCTGAACCGTCACCGACCGCAGACGTTGTTGGTGAAGGGGAAATGCGCCTGATTAATGGCGTATGGCAAAAATATGCTGGTGGTCGCTGGATTGAAGCTGATGCCGGGAAGGAACTTAAGATCGATGCTGCCAGTTATGGCGCGGATAGCTGGGAGGCTCTTCAGCGTAACCTGACTACAACAGAAGGCCGTCTCGGCATGACATTTACCCAGATGGCAAATGTCCGCGATAAGTACACCACATCAATCAGCGACGATATGGTGCAGCTGGTGGACTGGATTAACAGCCAGCCTGAAAAATACCGTGAACGCTTGTATCGCGGGGCGATGATTGGCCGGATGTTAATTGAATATCAGGACATGAAGGCCGCCGGGCATAGTGCTGAACAAATCGAACAGCAGCGCCTTTCTCTGGTATCCCGTTTGCAGGCAGAGATTGACCGTTTTGGTAACCCCGGTCGCGGTCCGATAGCGAAATTGTCGGGGAGCGGTGCGCGCGCCTGGTTTGCTTTCCGTGGTGCAATTAAGCTGGATGGCACTATTTCTGACGAGCTGACAGGGAAGCTGGTTACGCATGATTCCAGCGCAAGTTATGACTCCACCAGCTATCAGGACACCCTGCGTTATCTCTATAGCGATCTCACCCGCGATCCAATCCAGCTCGATGATTTCCGCCTTGCGTTTACCGGCGAACTGCCAGCCAGTGATGAAGAGTTGCTTAATTTATTGGCCAGCACCCCTGGTATTGCGGTTTCACCGTATGGCGGGATTGTTCCGTTCGCCCGCGCCACCAGCGGCGACATTAACGAGATAGTGGCTCCAAAACAGGAATTCCTCGCCACACTCCCCGACGGTCCAGTAAAGAACAACGTCCTTAATCAGCTGGCAGCTATCGAAGAGAAGCGCATCAAGACGCCAGCAGAGAATATCCGGTTTAAGCTCAATAGCCGTTGGTTCGACCGTTCCGTCATTCTGGAATTTTTGCAGGAAAACGGCTATCCGGATCTGCGCTATGTGCAGTCAGTGCAGCTGGAAGGCGACGAAATGGTTTCTGACACCTATCACGGTGGTGATGGTCTGTTCGTCGGGCACCGATACGGTGTCGTCCAGCGCAAGGATAAAGAAACAGGTGAGATTCGCTACGAGTGGGACCGTAAATCAGGTGAAAACGCGACCGGGTTCCCGGCACAGCTGGAAAAGTATCTCAATGGTGCGCGTATCGGTGGCAAAGATAGCGCGACGGCGAACGGCTACCGCGAGCAGATGGCACTGCTTGAGGACCAGTTCAATAAGTGGATCAAGACGCACGATCGCTACGATGAGCTGGTTGCCAAATACAACGATGTGTTCAATAGCAATATCCCGTATGAACACTCTGGCGATCCGCTTGGGTTGAAGGGATTAAGCGGTAAGCGCCAGCCATTTGATTACCAGAATAGCGAGGTGCGCCGACTGTCCGAAGATGGGCGCGGCATCCTGGGCTTCGGCACCGGGCTGGGTAAAACCACGACCGCGCTGGCGCTTGAGGCGTTCAACTATGAGAACGGTCGCTCCACCCGTACTGCGTATGTAGTGCCTAAATCAGTGCTGGAAAACTGGTATTACGAAGCAAAAGAATTCCTGAGTGAAGAGGCATTCAGTAACTACCTGTTCGTCGGTCTTGATGTGCTGATGGATGGCGATCAGATTCGCCAGGTGCAGGTGCTCGATGAGAACGGTAAACCTGTTCTTGGTACTGATGGCACTCCAGTTATGCGCGATGCTCTTAAGCTGGCAGATGAAGCCACTATCACGGCGCGGATGAACGCGATCCCGCACTCAAATTACCGTGCAGTCGTGTTTACCAAAGAACAATACGCCCGCATTCCGCTACGTGATGACACCGTAGATGAGCATGCACAGGATATGCTTTATGACTTCGTTGCCGCCGGACGCGTAGCCAGCGCAATGGACTCCGACTCCCACCGCAAAGAGGCCGCGCGTCGCCGGGTATTGTCGGAGTATTCAGATACCGGCACCGAAAAAGCAGAGAAGTATCCGTACTTTGAGGATATGGGCTTCGATAGTGTGATCGCTGACGAAGGTCACAACTACCGCAATAGCTATAAAAATGGTCGCGAAGCGTCACAACTGGCCTATCTGCCCACCAGCGCGGTGGCGCAATCGGCGCGAGATATGGCAATTAAAAACGCGTACCTGATGAAAAAGAATGGCGGGCGCGGGCCGGTTCTCCTGACTGCAACGCCAGTCGTTAACACCCCGATCGATGCATACAACATGCTTTCTCATGTTCTGCCGAAGGAATACTGGCAGAACATGGGGATCTACGGTCCTGATGACTTCGTTAAATTCTTCGGTAAGACCAGGCTGGAAACGGTACAGAAAATCAGCGGTGAAGTTGAAGAAAAAATGGCGCTGGTGGGCTTTGAAAACCTTGATGCGCTGCGCGGTATATTCCATCGCTGGGTAACGCTTAAAACGGCGGAAGACGTTAAGGATACCGTGGAGATCCCGGAGCTGGACGAACACCAGCAGGATGCACCACTTACTGAAGAACAACTGGCGGCGTATGAAGAATTGCGTCAGCAGGCGGAAGCGGCGGCAAAAGCCAACAATGGCGTAACGACCTCGGTCAATGAAGACGGCGTGATTGAGCACGAGAAAGCCCGTCCGATCTTCTCAATAATCAGGGATATGGACCGCGTATGTACTGACATGGACCTGTACTATCGCCGGATCACCTATCGTTTCCTGCCGGAGTATGCCGATGCGGTGCAGCAGCTGGCGGACAGTTTGCCTAAACAAGCCACCAGCGAAGACGACGACAGTGATGATTCAATCACGCAGCAATCGCAATACTCCCTGATAGATAAGGGCGAGTTTATTCAGTTGCAGGTTCCGGAAGCGTTCGAGCAGGAAGTGAATAAGCGCCTGGCCAGGTTTGGCATTGACGAACAGACCGTAACTCACCCCGTTACGCCCAAATACGCGAAGCTGATCGCCACGCTGAAGGAGTTTTTCCCGGAAGGTAAGCAAATCATCTTCACCGATGAAAAAACGCAGCACCAGAAGCTCAAGCGCATTATCTGCAATGCTCTAAACCTTGAACCTTCAAAGGTGGGGATCCTGAATGCTCAGACGGTTGCCGAGGCAGGTAAAACCGGTAAGAAACTGAAAGCGGTTAAACCGCCGAAAGAGCTACCGGATGAACCAACAGATGCACAGATAGCGAAATACAACGAGCAAATGGCTCTGTATGACGCCTATATCGCGCAGCAAAATGAAATGTCGTTGGGCGGTCTGGAAAAGATTGCAGCCGACTTCCAGGAGGGCCGGACTCCGATCATCATCTGCAACAAAAAGGCAGAGGTGGGTATCAACCTGCATCGAGGAACGACGGATATCCACCACCTGACGTTGCCGTGGACACCAGCCAGTATCGCACAGCGTAACGGTCGCGGTGCCCGAGTTGGTTCCAACCGTGCAAGCGTTCGCGTTCACTACTACTGCGGCAAGGGGTCTTTCGATGAATACCGACTGAAGACGCTGAAGCGTAAAGCAGGCTGGATCTCCGATATCCTCCGTTCAGATAAGTCAGAAATGGAGAACGCCGACGCCAATGACATGATCGAAATGCAGATGTATACCGCGAAGGATGACGGCGAACGTCTGGCAATGATGCAGGTTCAAATGGATAAGGCGAAAGCTGCGAAACGCGCTCGCCAGAAAGAACAGGCTACTATCGACCTTCAGAACTACATCAAGGCGCAGCACGCAGCTGGCGAGGATGTGGAGGTACTTACCGCTGAATTAGAACGAAGCAAAGCGGAACTTGAAAAGACCACCGCCGAGGTAGCTAAATTCAAACAGGCGGCAATGGCCAAGGCAGCGGATAACGCAGACTGGAAGGCCCGCTGGGGGAGTGTCCATCACACAGACCGTATGTTGTTAGCACAGTATCGCGCGTCGTTGAAAAGCGCCATTCAGCGCAAGGCTAATATCTCTCAGGCCATCTCCCGCTATGAGAAATTATTGAACCGTACTCAGAAGGCCGCGACGGATATCAAACGCCTGCGCCCGATGGTGGAGGATGCAATAAATAAAGGCATTCTGGATGTTGATCCTGATCTGGTTAACCATGCGAATGAGTTCCTTGTTATCGGCGATCGCTCATGGCGTGTAGGCCAATACTACGATTGTGCCGGTGATATCGTTCGCATTAAGTCGCTGGACTTCGACAGCCAGCGCGCAGACGTGGAGATCATCTTTACCTTCAAAGGCACCAAATCGGGTAACTGGGATGTGAAGACGCTGGATAAACAGGTTGATGTAACTCCCGATGAAGATGCTGTTATGCAGAAAATCAGTGGTGGCGTCTCCATCGCCGGGATTAACGACATCATTTCCTGTGACGATTTCTACCGTTTCCAGCAGCGCGGCATGATCAAAATCACTGACTCATACGGCGTTCAGACTACAGAGTCAGGCTATAGCATTGATTTTGTTGGTACCTATACGGCCCCACTGAAGCATGCGGTTTACCCGGATCGCCGTGACGGCGCGCTGAAGTCGTCAATTGCAAAATGGGTGCTTGGTATGATGTCGGAAGGGAATAACCGCCAGATCCGTTCGGCAGAAACATTCCTGGTTGAATTGTTTGGCTCCAATTATGGCGATGTAATCGCGTCATACGGAGATACGCTATCCCCTGAAGCAATTCAGGAGAAAATAGTGGATGCGATCGCAAAAATGCCGGAGAAAACAAGCCAGGGGGCTACTCGTAACGGGGATTCTGAACTTGAGGTCACCAATGCCATTTTCGGTACCCATGAGTTCCGGGCGTCAGATTATGAGATCACCACAGCACAGTTTGGCACTATTGGCATTTACAGCAATAAAGCCGAGATCAAGCAGGCAATGGACGCAGCAAGCGCGCGCATCGCAGCAGAACGGGAAGCCAATCTGAATCATGCAGTCGCCGCACTGACTCAATCGTGGGTAACAGCAATCAGGGAGGCCGCCACCACAGGGAAAATCACACCTGCAATTGCGGATGTCGTAAACGACGGCTCTAAATTTATGGATGCCTATCAAATGGATGCGGTGCAGTTGCCATCAGCCTATGGCCAACTCAGCTATCGCATGACCTACAACCTGGTATCAATGTTTTCCGACCTTGCCATCCTTGGGCTGGTGGACCTTAACGAGGTTACGCCGGAATTGCTCAGCATGCGCAAGAATCATGTGGAGATATTGCACAGAATTAACACGGTACTTTCCGGGCGCACCGATGAAGAGAAACAGGCCGACGCTGATCGGATAAACCTGGCCCTTGGCAACATCACGGAGGAAGAAATTGCCGCCAGAAACGAGAAACAAGAAGAGTTATCATCAATACAGGGTGATGCCACCAGCATAGCTCAGTCTCTTGGTCTGAATTATCGCGTATCCACCGCCGATCTGAAGATGATGTACGCACCAAAATTCGCCGCTGGCGAGGTATTTGGGCTTCAGGAAGCCTCAGGCATGAAAGGCGTTCTTTTCCGTGCGAAAGACGCAATCAAGGCGAAATTCGGCGCTCGCTGGCTGCCAGCGAAGGCGAAGAACAGCGATTTCCCGGGTAACTGGTGGATTATCGAGACAAAACACAACGTGGCGGACGTTCTGGCCGTCATCCAACAATACGCATAACAGGAGCGCCCGGTTCGCCGGGCGTCGCATAATATGGCCACACTATCTGATACAATAAAACCGAATAAAACATATCTTGAGGCGGTACTGCGTACGGCGTTGTTAGGAAAGACAGAAGACGAATACGTTGATTTCTTCCTGTCAGGGCTACGCGGGCGATTACTGAAAAATCCCCGCCTGTACCGCAGCTATGGTCCATACTGGCCGGAAATTAAAAAATTATTACTGGAGCGCGGTTATGGTAATTTCGGTCGTCTCGTTGACCGTGACGTTCGCAAAATTTACCGTTATGACCGCCCGGCGCTAACACTCATAGCCGCTACGCTCTACAGCCAGGAGCGTTTTGATAATGGTCAGATATACTCAGCCTGGCATTTACTGCCAGTGCCTGAAGAAGTTGACGACCAGGACTATGAGTTTGAGTCTTATGATTTGGAAGTTGAAGCCTTGGCACAGGCTGGAGAGAAAACTTGAAAAAGCGATACTACACAGTAAAGCATGGGACGTTACGAGCATTACAAGAGTTTGCTGACAAGCATAACGTTGAGGTGCGCAGGGAAGGGGGAAGTAAAGCTCTGCGCATGTACCGTCCGGACGGGAAATGGCGTACGGTCGTCGATTTCAAAACTAACAGTGTTCCCCAGGGCGTCCGCGATCGGGCATTCGAAGAATGGGAGCAGATCATCATAGATAACGCATTGCTCCTGAATGCTGATTAAACTTTCCGCCCTTTTGCCCGGTCTATCGCCGGGCATCTTTCAGAGATAATTACCTTTACCCGTCAATTCCCCTTGTGGTACTTGTTTTTGCGCCAGTGTTTGGGTTCTGCGAATTATGTTAATCAGAGGGCTTAGTAACGATGGTTCCTGGCGTGCCTCAACTTCTCCAGCCATTGCCCTGATGTAGTCGGCGCTGGCAACGTTGTTGTATTCCGTCGCAAAGCAACATAGTAACGTCAGAACATGCTCTGTCGTTATTTCGCTCCAGTTGATGTTGAAAAATTCATCGCCTTTTTTATCGTGTTCGGAATCGAAGATGCTTTGGTGGAGGATGTATTTGCCGGATTCCTTGCGCGGTAACTTGATTGCTTTCTGGCGTTCCAACTCCTTATAAATCTGCATTGCCTCAATTAGTACCGGCCTGCCGTTCATGAAGGGATCGCGCAACCTTACACGCTGGCCAACTCGACCAGTAATAAAGCTGTTTTCCTCTTCCACCAGCACGATAAACCCCTTTTCCTCTTTTTCTCGCAATTCGCGCAGCAGCTGGAGTTCCATGTCGCGGCGGCGTTCAGGGTAGCTGGTCCGCTCAGCCATTATCAGCTCGTTATTGATCCATGCAGCAGTCATTGACGCCGGTTTGCCGACGCTCATCGAAACAACGCATATTTTCTTATCCATAGCGCCCCCTACAAAAAAGAAAAGCCACCAGCGGCGGCTTAGCAATACAACTGAAGGTAGCGCCCGGTACTCAGACTGTGCCGTCCATGGAATATTTGAAAAGGGATCCATCCGTACCGGGCGTGTGATGATTCTGACTGAAGTCACTTGTCAGCTGTCAATCATTTATCATTAAAAATAATATATTTATTAGTGCATGATGTTTGCCATCTCATAGGCGTCAGCCAGTAACTCCATCTCTGACTTGTTCAGCAGGGTGAATTCTTTCTTGCCTCCAACCACACCATCGGCATGAACAGGGACCAGCCAGGGGTATTTTGCTCTTACTTCAGCCGGTGCTGCATGCTGGTGGTGCCATCTACAAAGTGGCAATTGCTTTTTATGACAACCCGGCGCGGTACGACCGGCGATATGGTGCAGAGACACCTCATTAGATATTACTCCATGCATATAGCAGGCAATGCAGGGGAGAGCGCCAAGAGCATTGGCGACGCGCCGTTCCTCCGCCGTTGGTGTTCTCCCCTTCAAGCCACGAGATTTTATTTTTACCGCGCTTTTCCGCGTTTTGCTGGCTGGTGGGCGCTCTTTCTGTTTAGCGATACGGCGGTCGATAGTATCTCGCATTTTCTGATATTGAGATTCTCGCCAGACCGGATCAGCCAACTTCTCCCGTTGCCGAGCGATCGCTCGTTCTCTGGCTGCCTTCTGCCACTTGCGGTGCTGTTCAATTTTTTGTTCGATTGTTTTCATATGGCAAAAAAAAGGCGGCCTGATGGCCGCCAATGATGTCAAGGAGTTAAGTAATGGCAACGTCTTCGTAGTTGACAAAAACTGCGGCTCAATTATAGCAATCAATTAGAGCAATGGTAGAGATTTTGTTTATCGCGAATCACATTTTTTCACTTCAGTACCTGTGTGCTATACTCCTTCTTGATTGATTGGATGCGGAATACAAACCCGCTCTTTTGTGCAGCCTGGCTCCTTGCCAGGCTTTTTTTATTTCATCATGGAAGCTGTTAATGCTTTGGACCTTGCTGAACTGATTAAGAGGGCTTTGTCAACGTGCCCCAAAAATTCGCCAAACTCAGACATCACTTTAGCAAAACCGCGCCGTGCTTCTTCCTCGGTGGCATTCATCACGAAATGTTCAGCACCACGCATACTTTTGACAGGGAACGCAACGGATATTGAATCAATATCAGGCATTCTATCGCTCAGCTTTACAGTGACAATGACGGCTGGCGACTGAATATTAGTGCTTACAGACAGCACTACATATTTTCCGTCGATGTTGAAATCCTTTCTCATATGTCACCATAAATATCAAAGAATTAGAGCAATCATTTACGCGTTAATGGCTAATCGCCATCTTCCAGCAGGCGCACCATTGCCCCTGTTTCACTATCCAGGTTACGGATATAGTTCATGACAATATTTACGTTGGTCCAGCCACCAGCTTGCATGATCTCCGGTATTGAAACTCCGGCGCGGGCCATATCTCGCGCGGCTCCGACACGGGCACTGTGTCCAGACCAGGCCAGGTATCTCTGCCCAGAGTCATCCTTAGCGCCGTAAATCAATCGATGAGTTGCTTCAAAAATCCCTTCCAGAGCGCGAGTTGATAGCTGGCTGGTGGCAGATGGCGCGGCAACACCATTTTTTCTGACACGGCAAAACAGGTAGTTATTCGGATCATCAGCCACACCAGAGACAGAAATCCATCGCTCGACCAGTTTAGTTACCCCCAGGCTAAGCGCCTTCTCTACACCTGCGGTGCTAACCAGCGTTTTCGTTCTGCCAATATGGATTAACATTCTCCCACCGTCAGTACGTGAGATATCTTTAACCCTGATCCTGGCAATTTCGGCTATACGTAACAGGGTGTTATAAGCAATCCCCAGAAATGCCAGATTACGTATATCCTGGCAGCGATCGCTATTTTCCATGAGTGAACGAACCTGGTCGAAATCAGTGCGTTCGAACGCTAGTGCCTGTTTTGCACGTTCACCGGCATCAACGTTTTCTTTTCGGATCCGCCGCATGACCAGTGAAACAGCATTGCTGTCACTTGGTCGTGGCAGCCCGGACCGACGATGAAGCATGTTTAGCTGGCCCAAATGTTGCTGGATAGTTTTTACTGCCAGACCGCGCGCCTGAAGATATAGAAGATAATCGCGAACATCTTCAGGTTCTGCGGGAAACCATTTCCGGTTATTCAATTTGCACCATGCCGCCCATGACCGGCAAACGGACAGAAGCATTTTCCAGGTATGCTCAGAAAACGCCTGGCGATCCCTGAACATATCCATCAGGTTCTTGCGAACCTCATCACTCGTTGCATCGACCGGCAATGCAGGCAAATTTTGGTGTACGGTCAGTAAATTGGACATTTAACACTCAGATAATGGTTTTAAGTAAAGTGTACAGGATCGGCTCTGCCTTTACCTGTTTATGGTTCTCGTCATAGAAACGCCAGCGACCGCGCGTGCGTTCTATCTTTTCTTCACCGCGCGATAATGACAGCTGGCAACTATCACGATCAAACCCTTTTGCCCGCCAGTAACCACGATTTTTCTCAAGCTCAAGATGAGTGGACACTTTAGCAGCTGAATATCCCATTTTTCACCTCTGATTGATTGGTGGTGCTAAGTGCGCTACGCGAAATCTGGAGCACTAACACTGCCAGCATTTCGCAGATTTTACGTAGCGCAACCTTGATCAAATGATCAAGTGATCACTATTTGACCTGATAAGGTATTGAACTGTATGGATTTACAGGTAAATTAATCATGTTCAATAACCCTTAAGATAACTTCGTATAATGTATGCTATACGAAGTTATCAGGTCCGAAGAGGAGTTTACGTCCAGCCGCGCACAAAAATCAAGAATTATTAGAGCAATAAATTTTGAGAGAAAAATCCCACTCCACCAGCTAAAAACTGGATTGTTTTTCATAGTTGTTTGACAATTGCTCTAATAAATTATAGTTTTGCCGCCGTTACGTAATACGACTTTGGATTCACTATTTAATGTGTCTTCAGCGTTGTAGAGCGGCTCAGAAGGAAATGAGCAAACAGGGAAACCTTATACAACGGCATTACAGCTATGCATTGCTCATCTTACACACAGCGCAATGTTGTTAGATTACCCCAGCATGGATCATGGGTGAAACAGTAGGTCAGAGCTTCAGGCTCTGTGTTGTCAATACAGTGAGGCATAATTATGGCTTTCATTCAACCAACCATCGACGACGTTAGACATTGCTCTAACGCTTTATCTGTAGACCCTGCCGAAACCGACGCTGCCCGCGCCATTGCTGAACACTACTCAAAGATATCCAATCAGGAGTACCGCATCACCCAAGACGACCTGGATGACCTCACTGACACAATCGAATATCTCATGGCAACTAACCAGTTAGACTCACAATAAATGCACTAATAAATCTATTATTTTTGTTTGATCCCTCTATAATATAGGTCAGTAATGACCGGTTTTCTCAGCCGGGCGTTATTGACCATGTCAATTCTGGAGGAGGATCAATGATAAATTATGTCTACGGCGAACAACTGTACCAGGAGTTCGTCAGCTTCAGGGATCTCTTTCTAAAAAAAGCTGTTGCACGCGCCCAACACGTTGATACCGCAAGCGACGGTCGTCCTGTACGCCCGGTTGTCGTTCTACCGTTCAAAGAAACGGACAGCATTCAGGCTGAAATTGATAAATGGACTTTAATGGCGCGGGAACTGGAACAGTACCCAGACCTCAATATCCCAAAGACTATTTTATATCCTGTGCCTAACATCCTTCGCGGTGTGCGTAAGGTTACGACTTATCAGACAGAAGCTGTGAACAGCGTCAATATGACCGCTGGCCGCATTATTCATCTGATTGATAAGGACATTCGCATCCAAAAAAGCGCGGGGATCAATGAGCACAGTGCGAAATACATAGAGAACCTGGAAGCAACAAAAGAGCTAATGAGGCAGTACCCGGAGGATGAAAAATTCCGTATGCGCGTACACGGCTTTAGCGAAACAATGCTGCGCGTCCATTACATTTCCAGTAGCCCTAACTACAATGATGGTAAATCAGTTAGTTACCATGTACCGCTGTGTGGCGTGTTTATCTGCGATGAAACTCTCCGTGATGGAATCATCATCAACGGTGAATTCGAAAAAGCAAAATTTAGCCTTTATGACTCCATAGAACCGATCATCTGCGACCGCTGGCCGCAAGCAAAAATATATCGCCTGGCAGATATTGAAAATGTAAAAAAACAAATTGCCATCACTCGCGAAGAGAAAAAGGTTAAGTCAGCCGCATCAGTTACGCGCAGCCGTAAAACCAAGAAGGGGCAGCCAGTAAACGACAACCCCGAAAGCGCGCAATAAATTATGCCCGGCATCAACCGGGCATTCTTCCATTATTCAGCCGCCACCGGTTTTAACAAACCAGCATCAAGTAGCTTGCGAGTTAACCACTGCTGGCCTTTACCCGTTAATTGAGGCGTCAACCGTATCTGGTAGCCATCTTCATCATCCAGCACCACTTCTTTCACCGTGAAATACCCGGCGTTGATGTATTGCTGGAACGGCACATTTTTACGTCCGCCGGACGCAATCAGGATGCCGTTCTCCCGTAACCAGGCAAACAGCGCGTTTTGCTTAAGTCCAACAACCTTTGCAAAATTTCCAATCAGGATCCCCTTGGCCACTGATACCCGGTCGGCAAAATCGACCTTAGGGGCGGCGGCCACCAGCTGCTGATTTAGCTGGTGGGCTTTCTGTTCCAGAAGTTGCTTTTGTTCAGCCAGTTCGGCAGCCAGGCGCAGAGCTTCAGGAAGCGTCTGGGGGATTGTGACCGGTTGCTGTTCTTTTTGTCGGAAGTAGCTGTCTTCCAGTTTTTCAAAGAATGCCCATGCCTGATCAGTTTCGAGCATTTTAGCGTGACGGGCAGCGCCGCGTTCTGTCCAGAGAGTGAGTGAGCGGGCTTTGGGTGAGACTGGATTTTGTGAGTAGTTTAAAGCTACCCGCAAATTTTTCAGCTCATCGCCAATAACCTTGAAAAAGTGCTTCCCTTCAACAAAGCGCACTTTGTTCTCATGATGATTCTGGCGAATACGGATTGTTTCTGTCCCATACCCTTTTGCAAGAGTCTCGGTTGTCACTACACGCATCCCCTGCCACTCCAGAACGGGAATTTCATCCGGCTGATTTTGAGCAACCACCAGCTCCGATTTCTGAACTGAAGTTGCATGAATTTTTTCTGATTTAACGTTAGTTGCTTTCATTCTGTGTGCCTCCTTGCGTGCTTCGGCTGCGATGGTTGCGTAATTCAGATGCCCCTGTTCGAGCAGGTATTCGCGGATATCAGACAACAGGATACGGTGAACCGCGTTCTTGTCCTTTCTCCGGTAAAGTTGTTTGGTGATCATGAAGTAGTTGGCAATAACGCCTGGTATATCTCTGGTGCTGATACAGGCAGTGTGCTGTTCAATTGCCTCAATCATTTCTTCACGGGTGACTAATGACGTTCTCATACTCCCTCCTGAGCAGAAGCGTTAACAGGGAGGCACCAGTAACTGAGAGAATTGCGCGAATCAGTAGAAAAACGGGCGGAGAAAATGCAAGGTGCATCAGGAAGCTGAGGGCGAGCCTCATCTTCTGTCGGTGCAATAACGAAGTGATAGTGACGTTTCTGGCAGGAATAAAAGCGCCAGATAAATTCAGGGTGAGTTGGGGTAGGGATAGTAGCCATAATGGCAGCCTCCTTTTGCTAACTTAAGGAGCTACCGCGTGAGGTTCCAATCTCAATGGCGGTAGCACTGACTGGGTTGGAACTACCGGCGCAAAAGGGAACCGGCCTGCCTTTCGGCAGCCCAGCCAGCACTACCATTGATCTCGGAGCTATGTGCTACGTATGGCTGTGCGATGGCATGACACAAAAAAAGACGCTTTTGGCGTCTGTGTCGCCTTTTGCATTATCCGGGGTTCCAATCCCGGCACCCGTTTTAATGAGGTGCCTGATAAGCATAAACCGAAAATGCCTCAAGGCGCAAGAGGTCAGGTTCAATGTAACATCGGTAGTTAAAAAACACAATTTATTAGAGCAAATATTCATTCATTAAGCCATGCCAGAGCTTCATCAACCTGCGCTTCGTCTTCGACGCTAAGCACTTCATCCTGGGGAACATAATCCGCCAGCATAGCGAAACAATATGTATCCCAATGGTCTGGTGAGTGCAGGTTGAGTTTTTTCTTCATATCCTCCTTACTCATCACCTTCCATTGACCTGCGGAGTTAATCCCTACAGGGATTTTCGACGCTTCCTCAATAGTTTCATTACCCTTATCCAGTCTCATACGACCAGATTTTACGGCCTCTGCGGCTTGAACGTTGGCATAAGCACGTTTATCAAAGTACAGGCTCTTATCTTCACGGCTATGCATCTTTTTACCCCAGCGTATACGCTGTACGGTAATACCATAATACTCGTACATCAGATCCGCCGTTGCTTTACCCAGGCCATCGCCGTCTATCGCTATGGTGATATTTGGGAATCGCTCAGGATTGCATTCTGCAAAAATTTTGGCGGCAAGCTGCGTTTCTGTAACGTCTGTGTATTCCAGCATTCGATAGTTGATTACACGGCGTTTATTTCGCTGGCCGGACACCATCATGATATTGATAACGGACTTATCCCGTCCCGTACCACCAGCAACGTCCACACATGCAAGCCAGCCCCATCCTTTGGCAATCTTGACTTTCCGCCGCGTTGCACGTTCAACCTCATCACGTCCAAGAAGGAAGCCATCCTGTGATTTAGGGAATAGGCCGCGTACCTTAATCATGTACATAGGGTTATCACGCCCGCCGTACTCCGCCAACTTCATTTTGATAAATGCTGGCGTTACCAGCGGTGATTCCTCACTGTTAAGCGTGATCGCCGTATAAACGCCATCAGGGTTACCAGGACGCTTGGCCAGTTTATGGTGTGTATCGTAGAAATAGCCGCTTGGGCGTGTAGGCTGTGACAGTAATAAGATGCGGTTATCCTGTCCGGTAAGAGCACCGGTGATGATACCGAAAGCTCTATCACTGACACCGGAGGCTTCATCGATAATATACAGAAGATGATCTGCGTGTTCACCGGCGAGAGCTTCTTCACTTCCCAGACGAAAGCCCTTCGGTACTACAGTCCATACACCTTTACCAGTAACCTCATAGAAAGCGGTTTCTGTCAGAACAAAATAATCAGCAAGCCATGGGAAACGGCTGGTGGCAGTAGCCCAGTTTATCTTGATGTACTTGAATATACCGGTCATTACCTGCTGAATTTTGTTCGCAACGATAATGGCGCGGGCACCGGGATACATGATTATGAACAACATGATCATGATAGAAGTCATGTCTGATTTCCCGGTACCGTGACCAGACGAAACAGATGTCTTGCTACCCTGTTCCTGCACAGACTCAATAATCAGATCCTGCTGCCAGGTAGGTGTTTTGCCGAACAAAACATCAGCGGCCGCAATCCAGTCATAACGATATAGCGCCACCAGCTCGCGCCAACGTGGATCCGTTACGCAACTTCTGGACATTAATCATCATCCCCGTATAGCTTGCGGGTAACTTCTTCGTCTTCCTCCTCGTCTTCGTCCAGGTCTTGTTCCAGCCATGGGTCGTTTGATACACCTTCAGTATCAACATCTCCATAACCGCCTGTATCAACGATATCGGCGATTTCTTCCCTACGTTGCTCAATCCACAATGCAGCATCGGCGCGGCGGTTGGCGGCCCGTTCTCGCGCAACTTTGTCCAGATCTTCAAGAGAAGGGCCACCGACGGCAGTTTGCCTTTCCTCATCATCGGCATTTGTCTTAGGAGCACGCAGATCGGCTTTGATTTGCTCCAGCATCAGGGGCGGCACTTTCCCTCCATGCGCCTCGATGAATTCAGCCGCTTCCAGCACTGACCAGTTATTTTCACGCTTTCGTTCGTATGCCAGCTTAACAATGCCAGCTTGCCCCATAGATAAAGCGTGCTTTTCCGCCTCCCGGCTTTCTTTTCGATAGTTATTCCGGATGCTGTAAATGGTGTTGATCAGGCTGCTTATCTGCGCGGAACAGCTGTTTAGCATGCTCGCGATACGGTATTCAGGCGGAGTACCTTCATCATCGTCTTTTTGCTGATCGCGCATTTCCTGCACCAGGCGAATACACGTATCCCTGGCGTTCTCCAGCATAAGGAGATGAGAAAGAGACTTTTCAAGAAGAGTGGTTTCCAGAACATCGGCCCCGGACCGACGCAACATAGCGCGCGCGGCCTTCCGCGCTTCAACGTTATCTATCAGGTAATCGCCCGCTTCGAATTCAAAGCGTTCACCATCATCATCCAGGGTGTCGCGTTCCAGGCGATCACGTAAGGTCCGGTGGGCACGGGTGATCACGTCATGATCATCTGAACGATCATTTATGCGCTTATTTTGGCGCTTCGCATTCTCGACTGCGGCACTGACAACGGCATTAACCCTTTGTTTTTCCGCTATTTCAGCCGCAATGCGATCACCTGCATGTTGATCATTAGAGTGATCAATGATCATGCTTTTTAGTGGCTTCCTGACTGGCTTATTTGGCTTGCGGCTGTCCGCTGTCCTGGTGTCTTCTTTGAAGGCACGGAGATAACGACGTGCAGTATTAGGGTTAAGATTAAACTCGGCGGCATACTGTGCGATGGTGTAACCACCATCTCGCGCCAGGCGAGCAAAATTCTTCTTGTGATCGTCCCAGGTCACTTATGCTTCCTTTCGAAAAAACTCTTTTTGACGCGAGGGTAACGAAAGTCACATGTCAAAAGGCCCGGAACGGGCAAGCAATCAATCAGATACGTGCGGATGTGGCATTACCGTAATGACGGTGCTGACGGGCCACCTTATTGAAAAGTTGACGCGCCATTACCCAAGGCTGGTGCTCCCGGCGTTCCTTTTCGTCCTGCGTCATATAGAGTTCGTTCTGGAGTTTTTCATCAAACCGGCGCGGTGCGCGGCTGCGGCGAAAGAATTCAGGGTTCAGAGAGTGGATCTGAAATCTACGTGGGCGTGTACTATCGTCAATCAAAACAGACGAATACTTAGACACAGCGATAGCCTTTAAGCGCAGATAAACGTCGCGCTTATCGACATCCAGATGCGGGTATTCCTTTTCAAGGATTGCTGCGAGTTCTTTCGCTGATAGAAGAGATTTAGTGCGGATCATGTAATCCGCAATCTCATACGATGTTATTCGTGAGTGATTTATTTCCATGAAGTGGCGTCCCTGCCAGTTAAGTAACATCCTGTCACCTACTGATTAGCCCATGTCAACTAATCAACGTGGAATATAATACTCTCGATTAAAGAAATAGCAATACATTAGAGCAATTTTATCTAACGCTCGACGAATGACTTGTGATAGCGCCGACTCCAAGCGCGTAATCAAAGAACAATCGTTGATGCATCGCCAGCCTGCCGTGCGTTTTCTCCCAATTATCGCGGTCACGCTCAATATCACGCTGGCATGACTGGCACAGAGGAATTGCGTAAATGTCATGCGCGCATAATCGACTATGACGAACGATATAAGGCGTAATGTGAGCGCCAGCTCCCGCAGCTCCACACCCACAGCATGGACGGGAAGCAACAAAGTCCATGTACTCAGGTAATTTTAGCGATTGCAGTTTTGGTATTTTGAAATGCGCCATGCCAGGGTCGGAGTCAACATCCACAGGGCATACTTTTGCACGCATCGGCGCGGCGCGTTCTTCCATCATCTGAACATATGCTGTAGCGCGATCGTCATACGGGCGAATATCCGCCTCTTTCAGAGGTCCGCTATCCTGCGTTGCGGCTTTCATCTTATTTATTGATATACGGCAAACTTCTTCCGGCATCAGGTGCATCATGTTGCGCATGAAAGCCCACCAGCACAGTTCCTGAATACTTAAATCATGGCCATCTGAAAGCCCCATTTCCTGACGGGCGACATCCAGTATCCAGTTAACGCGATTATTATGCAGCGTTTCTTTCAGCTCATTAAAACCACGCATCCGGTAATGGTTATCGTGATGCCAGCACAACAACACCGCGCTATTGTCTCGTTCAGCGTGGACAATATGGTTGTCACACCAACTACGATCTGCGGCCTGGCATTGACCCTCTTTCCTACGCAACCACGCCACCAGCGCGTCAATTCCACCAATACGGCGAAACAGTTCATCGCTGTTAAAAAACGGCTGCAACGCCTCATTTGTTGCCATAGTTTGCTCGGAAACAACGAGGCCGTCGTCCATGTGCTCGATTAACTCACGCGGCACCGGCTCCATAATAAATTTACGGCCAGCCTCCACCAGCTTTCTGACTTCCTGATCCACTTTGAATGTGGCGACGCCAAGCTCTTTTTGTACAAAGGGAGTAATTACGGCTTTCACATCACACCTTTCATCACTGATTGGGCTTTATCTGCTGCCCGGCATTCTCTGTTTAAGCACAACCATTTCCTGACGGCATAACACAGCAATAGCGGTCCTGGCACCAATTTGCTTACCAACCAGGTATTGCTTTACCTCGCGGCGACTCACGCCATCAAGAAGCATCTTTAACGCTTCACGGGACAACTTGTTGTATTTACGTGCCATTAATCTACTCCGCAGAACCATACAATCTACGTAACGTGTCGGCGACAGAAGATACAGATATCTCGCCAGTCGCAGCCCCTACAGTAAGGTCTGCCAGTTCAGGGGAATCAAATACCTGCACCCCGTTACGGCGTAGAAATAGCAGCGCACTGTTTAGCGCGGTACGCTTATTGGCATCATTGAATATATGCCCTCTCGCTGTAGCTACCAGGTAGGTGGCGGAGGCTTCGAAAAGGTCGGTGATCTCTTCGTAGGCAACTCTGGCCTGAACTCTCCCGATAATGGCCTCTGCCCTACCCGGATCAGACATTCCCGGCAGGCCGCCGTAGCGGCTTATATTCGCATCATGAAGCGCAATAAGTTCTTCCGGTGATATATGCCTCATTATCGGTTAACCAGTTCCTTGTTGGTGGAGTCCAGGGTGTCAAACAGGGATGCAAATTCAGCATCCAGCGCCGCTTTTTTGTAGGCTTCGAAAGTAGCCTTGCTGACAATTACTGCTGGCTCACGGCCTCTGCGGGTGATTTCAACCTCTTCCCCGGCTTCAACATTGTTGAGCACTTCAGAAAGGTTGCCACGCGCGGTACGGAAGTTAATGGATTGCATAAACACCTCGTGTACTCGTTATGTGTACACAATTATAAACTTCACAGGCATAAAGCACCAGCACTTTGCAGCTTAAATAACCGGACAATCATCAAACTCCCCACTTCGGGCATCATTGATGACATGAGTGATCACACCAAAAACAGCATTACTGCCCGTGTATCCATCGTCATCTACTGGTAACGCCTCTTTCTTCCCGGTGCTTAAATCCTCCAGGTGCTGGCGCGGATACTTCCTGTATCTCTTTATGCGATATTCACCCTCCATAGCGCACACAAGCAGAGAACCATCAACCGGAGTAAGCGAGGAATCAACCACCAGCAAAGCACCCTGCAATATTCCCTCACGGTGATGGCTATCAGCTGCCCGCATGAAGTAGGTTGCTGATGGATGCCTGATTAGTTGCTGATCAAGAGAAATTCGGCTTTCAACATAATCCGCCGCAGGAGAAGGGAAGCCCATAGCGTTTTCACCTCAATAATACTGTTAATTTATACAGTATACATTAAAGAGACACCTTTGGTGCAAACGCGTTACGTACATCAACCACCGCTGATGATTTTGTGCTCTTTGCTACTATTCATCACCAACGGATCAGCGTATCGGTAATTCACATTGGCTATGTCCGCCTGTCCATCGAAGAAGATGAAGATCGTTATATCGTACGCCACTATACATTGGACAGAAAAGAGCTTCCCAATGAATGGAACATGAGTAATTTCTACAACGGTGAATATGGCTTAAAACCCGCTATGAATGGCGCGGGCATTGCGTAATAGCCTAACAACTATTCTGTTTTCTGATATGCCGGATCGTTCCCTTTTGGCAGCTGGAGGCTTAACTGCCGGTAGTGCCGTAGACGTTCCATGAAATAGGTGCGCAGATTCTCTGGTTGCTCGCGGGCTACCTGTTCAGCTATGACAGGTATGTTCAATCGCTCTTTGTACGCCACACCGCTGGCAGCCAGATCAACGTTAACCTTATCCCGTTCTTCCTGACTTTTAGCTGCAATATTCCAGTCGCTCATATTTAAGGCTCACATTTCCAGATGGTATTCTGAACACCCGAACCGGGCGCAAGATTAGGGTTAGCGTTCGCGCTATGCTGATATACTGCTTTAGACTTCCCATATTGCTGACAGGCTTTATCTGCGGTTTTTTGCAGGCTATCCAGGCCATACCAACCATCTGACTGTATGCTTACCTTTTCACCGTCGTTGTATTGCACCATTGCACACCCAGATATAGCCAGTATCGCACCGACAATAACGCTTTTCCATAAAACTCTATGCAACATATACAAAAATCCCCTCTGTGAATTGAGGGGATTTTAGCATGGTGATCAGATATCGGCCTTATTCGGAATTTTATCAGCCACCAGCGGCAATAAAGCCTTCGCCATTTCATGAACCAACATGGCATCAATGACGCCTAGCGTATGGCCCGGTTTAATGTTTAATGCCGCCTCAAGATGACTCCTTTCCAGGCCGCTTTTCTCGGCTTGTTTATGACGATCTGGTGTAATAACTTCGCCCAAAACGCGGCTAATTTTTTCTCGTAATTGCTGGGTGCCAGCACACTTGATCGCTGTATCGTGGAGACGGTTAACCAGTTCGCGATAAACATGCGGCTTAATGCGGATACGTTCACCGGTGACGCCCTTTCCTGGCGCTGGCACCGAACTATCCGGATAGTTGCCAGCCTCGTAAGCTACCCGCAGCCAGTGCATGAATGTTTCAGTGGACACACAACCACAGTCCACATCGATTTTTCCGCGTTGCTGTTCCAGCCACTGCTCAAAATTCAATCTACACGTATTACTTTCATGTTGCTCTTTTTGTCTCAAGGCCAGCATCTGCTGGGCTATTTCCAATACTTCATCTGCCGTATATCCAGCACCGTGACCATACATTTCGATACGGGAAATAATCTCTGATATACGCTCTTCAGTGATTCTGGTCATTTCTTTTTGCGCCATTTCTTTTCACATTCCTTAGTCCATTTTTCAATGTTCATTTTGGCAATATCAGTCATTCCATCACCTAAGAAATACTTTTTCCGGTATGTCTTGCACTTAAACCACACTACAACAGCCACCAGCCAGAAAATAAAAGGCCATACAGCAATACCAACGACAGCCGCGATAAAGCCCAATAGCCATAAATGAAGCTCTCCAACTTCTGTTTCCGGCAATATTCTTAAAGAATTAAACAGCAGGCTGAACGAATGGTCGTATGCATTGGCGGTATAAGACATGCAATCCATATAATTAAAGTCATAGCCTGCGGCTGCCGCCCATAATGGGCGGTCAAGAAAATGTTTTAGTGTCATTATATAAATTTAAGGTTCAGACCAGTTATCTTCAATAGCAATGCTTAATCTTTGTAGCCATTCTGCTAATTTCAGCATTGCTTCTCTTTCGCTTAAACCACGAGGAAAATCATCAAGCGAAATTGTTGGCTTGAATCCCCCCGCAATTATCCATTTCAACTGTCAGATTTTGTTCCAGCACGGTATTTCTTACGCGGCTATTGTGCCGAAGCAAATATACTGAGCGTGATTTATTGGTTTTGTGGTCTAGCTTATATTCGGTAAGTATCATCTGGCTTTTGCCATGATTATTACCTCTCCACATACTTACCTCACTTAATAAAACAACTCCATGCGTAGTTGATGATTTTTTCCCACGTAATATAAATCTGCACTCCGGCAGTAAAACCAAAGCCAACAATTGCTGAAAAAATCAAAACATTTACTTTTGACATTATAAATTTTCTCTCGGTGTCGTAGGTGATAGCACCATAATTGATAATTTAGTGAGTTAGCAGTTCCATTTTTTTGATGATTTCCGCATGAGCATCATCGTTATCAACACTTAGCTCGTTTAATGCTTCTCGCACTACATCAACTTCTTCAGGCTGAAAGAAGTCGTCGCGGTAATCACCAAATAGAACCGAAACCAGCCTGCCACCAGCAACATCAAGATTGGCGCTAACAGGTGGCTCTTTGCCATCCTCAAATTCGACTACAAAAGTTAATTTCCCCATCGTTACCCCCAGAAGATAAAAATAGCGGCAATCGCCATAGCTACGCCTACAATCGCAAATGCTTCAGGCCAGCTTATTACCTCACCTCCAGTCTCCATACCGCCTGACCAATCCGGCTGGCATGGGTATCTTTGGATACTGTTCCATCTTTAGCCAGCTCCATAAGAATTTTGCGCAAATCTGCCGAACGCCATTCTTCATCAGGAAATTCCTTCTCCATTGCCAACCGCAGATTCCAGGTTGCTATCGTGAATGGATATTCCCCGCCGAGAGCTTTCTCTTGCAGGGCAGCACGGGAACGTATCACCTGCAAAACCTTCTCTTTTACATCCATCATTTTGCCTCCTGCGGCGGTTCTGGTAGCGGCATCCAGTGTGATGGTATCCACGACGCACCAGGTATTACCCACCCATCATTAGCGTCAGGATGCCCCGGGATGTAAGTCGCCCATTTCATTCGCCAGTCACCTTTCCTGTCAAACTCCCTGGCAACAAGAACGGCTGTTTTGGTATTCCATATCGCTCGAATACAGCTAAATGGTTGCGCATAATCTCAGGCGTAAGCTCTTTGTAAGCATAAGCAAGAGGCTCTGATGCATTATCCGGCACAACCGACGCAAGCGCGGCAGCATAAACAGGAATAACGTCCACTTGCTCTTTATTGCTTTCATCCGTTAAAGCCCAGAATAATTTCCCGGCCGGATGTTTGAAAATATAAGCAATTGGTTCTGCTTCCAGCGATGCCAGAGCAATTTCATACGACCGTCGCTCAATATTGTCTCGCACGTCCAGGCTGCTGATACGCTCTTTGATTTCTTTAATCATTTCTTTGTCGGTTAAAGTTGTCATGCCGCGTTTCCTTCTTTCTTATTAACAATTACACCGTCATATATTTCATTAAGGTGCCCTCTCAACTCCATGAGCCTTAATGCAGATAACATGTAATCGCATTCAACCTGCTTATTTCCAGTAAATGGCTTATCGTCAGGATTACCCCAACAGCAATTACCCTTGGGCCACCCATGTACTTTCCGTACTCTTCCGTTAACAACGTGAAGTAATCCCCAGCCAGGTGGTAAATCCTCAATTGAAATAATTCCAGGCTCACTAATAAAGAATCGCCAGTCGCCCATTCCAAGAGACGGATTTTTACGAAAACGCTTTTTTCTATCTGCCAACAAGTCAGCACGAGAACACTTCGCCTCTATCAGGCATGATGCTGAATTTCTGAATCCCATAGCATCTGGCTGTTCTCCGGTACTGGTTACAGCTATAAAGCGGTCATGAAAACAAACCTTGAACCCGTTGCGCTTAAGGAACTTATACGCAATCTGACAGAGTTCGCGGTGTGTTAACGCCATATCACTCTCCTTTAGTGCGCAAGTGGTTTTTCCAGCGGTTTTGCGCCGCACTGGGCTTTTTGCAACAACTGTGACCCATCACCCCGCAACACCCCGCCAACCTCACTCGTCTGTTACTAATCCTCAACCAGCGCCAGATCCCAACACCGTTTCTGCGAGCTAACAGAATCTTTGCCTTACGGTTTTTCATCGCTTTGCTCTCCTGCGTCTCTTTGCTGCTCGTCGTGCCGCTGCAATACCGGTATGGCGGCGCTTTGGTGCCGGGATGATGTTGTCAGCCATCAGGACATGTGGCTTTGCAATTAGCGCAGAAGCCCAAAAACGAGTCGGGTACGGTAACAAGCCGAAAAATGCCACACGCATTACTCACCTCCCTTACCCTGAAGCATGGCAGCGCGGCAGGCTTCATCAACCATAGCTTCTACGTTTTCGAGAAGTACGTAACTGTACTGCTGCCCACTAACCCATTCTTTTCTGCGAGGTAATGCGCGTGGGTCCGCTACAATGGTTCGCAAACGTTCCAGAACAGCAGGCACTACCGGCTCTGGTTGGATAGTGACGTTGGCAAAGGCAGCACGCAAACCGGCCTTAATTTCCTCTACTTCATCAGCGCCTAGCGATGAATCTGACAATGCGTGATGGAATGCGTAAGCCATATCGTCGTTTACTGCAACCGGCTCTGCTTCCAGTGATGCCAGTGCAATTTCATAAGCACGGCGCTCAATATTGTCTCTAACGTCCAAGCTGCCTATGCGCTCTTTGATTTCTTTAATCATTTCTTTGTCGGTAAAAGTGGTCACATCACTCTCCTTTAGTGCGCAGATAACTGTGGTTTTTCCAGCGGTTTTGCGCCGCGCTGGGCTTTTTGCAAAAACCACAATCCATCATCCCGTAATGTTTCATTAACCCCATCCGTCGGTTGCTGAGTCTCACCCACTGCCAGACGCCAGGAGCGTTTCTACGAACTAACAGAATCTTTGCTTTACGGTTTTTCATCGTTTGCCCCCTGCTTTTCTGCCCTTAACACCATGCGAGAACCATCATCCAGCTCCCAATTGATTTCACCGCCTTCTGCCATGACAAGATGCCAAACGAGTTGTGCGGCCTCGTTGGTTACATCACGACCGCGATCATTGCCTACACGGCGTTTTGTTCCGTCACCTAAATCGCGCATTTTGGCCAACACGATGGTTTTTGATAGCGGTGAAAAACCAAGCTGTAGCCGTGCGGAATTACTCACTGGTTGCCCCCTGAATACGTTTAAACTCAATTACCCATACCCACGGGTTAGATAGCCAGTTCTCTTGCCCGTAAATACCGCGCCAGATATCACCAAAGCCAACGCGATAAACCGCTTCCGGCGGTGTAATCTTGTACGTCGCCGGAGATGCGCCTTCCGCTTTAGCATCTGCCTCGCTCATGTCATGCAGCCGTTCCACACGCACGTCGGTAATTTCCAGCAAAATACGCGAAGCCCAGCGCGGCATGTGAATCGACGGGGTCCAGCCCTCAGCTGGCTTGCTACTATCTGAGTAATCAGCCTTGTAATCACACAGTTCAGAAGCCAGAGAGACACCATCTTTGATTTCCTGAATGACATCGTTATCCAGCCAAAAAGCGTTGAATGTTTCACGGACCCATATGCGATCACCAACGTTACCGAACGGGCATAAACCATGTTCCGGTGCATCCATAACGTGGGTATAGACACCATTGCGTTTCTTTGTCGGTTTACGGATAACCAGGCAGTTATCGGCCCTGACATTTTTTACAGGTCGGCGAGTCTGCGTTTTCCTTCCTTCGAGGATGGCTCTGACCATCTCATCATTAAAAATCATGCCGCGCTCTTTCACTTCGCCTTTCATGCATCCCCCTTACCCATGCGCGACGATGCCGCCAAAAGTGATAGAGAACAGCCAGAAATAGATCGCGGCCATAATGATTTTGAATGCCGTGTTCATATTTTCAGCTCCTGTGATTGATTGGATACATGCCGCGCCTTACGGCATGTTTTTATTTTCACTTTCTCTGTTTTAAAAATCAAGATTTATTAGAGCAATTATTGTTGATGGAGAAGCGCGTTTTCATACTCCCTGACCATTAACGTAAGTACGCCGTGACTCCTGAAAACACGCGCCACTTCAATCTTATCTTCCAGCGCGAACGCAATTTTACTTAGACCAATTTTCTTCAGGAGATCAATCTTTGCTGGACCGTCATTTCTGTCATCGGTGGCAGGACGCATAGATAGCAAAGGCTCCGCCCCATTTGTTACGTGCTTACGCAACCAGGCTCGTGTTTTATCCCTGGCTATCTCACAGCGCCCGGTTACAAACCAGAGGGTGTAAATGCCGGACAACTGGCGCACCATATCAATAACTGGAGTGATGGGAGCATCAGTGTCACAGGCAAGGTTAAACTCGTTCCAGTGCTCTGTTAATGCACCTTTGCCAGGTGGTGGAAGTAAATGCAGCCTGTCTTCCGTTGCCTCTGATATCGTCCCATCAATATCTACTATGACGATGTACGGACGTTCCTGGTGTGCGTGTTTATTGAAAATACTCAAATGCCCTCCTCATTGGACGAAAAAAAATGCTGGTGGGAGCACTCCACCAGCATTAAAAGTGACACTGTAACTATCAGCGAACGTAAATAGTGCCGCCGTTCTCTTTTTCCCATGCATCGCTACGTGCATAGCAAACATCGAGAAGTCTTCTTGCCGCAGTTTCCTCTAAACCCAATTCGACAACCAACTGCTCATGACGGCGGGTAACCACATCAAACAGGGTATGCAGCCCTTTAGTTGCCAGATCATCAATGAATTCCGGTTCGAACGGCAGCTCTGCATCTGCCAACATAACCTCTTGCGCCCACTCAACTCGACGGACCAATTCCGGGCGACGGCTTTCCATCTCTTTACAGATCAATTCATGGAAGAACTCTACCCAACCTTCCGGCTGGAACTCGCGGAAAATTGCCAACGGCTGGAAGTTTGGCATCAACCATTCGTTGATTCGGATATCAATGGCATAGCCCATGTCGCAGCAGAACTGATAAGCAAAGTCCAGCTTAGAAACGATATAAGGACGCTCGTTATTGAACTCTTTAGGCGATGAGATCCCATAAGCCAGGAGGCGCGGGAAGAAGGAGATTTGCCCTAACGTCGGATGAAGTTTGCTTGCAGGGAAACGGCGCTCAGTAATGCCATACATTTCCTTCTTGAGCGTCGCAAATTTGGCATTCTCATTAACCAGCGCGGTAACCTCTGCTTTTTTATTAGCAAATGCCACGCGCGCTTCGCTTGCATCTTTAATAGTTTTTTTGAGCTGTTGGTTAAGGTCGGCGACCTGCTTACGCAGTTCCTGTCGCTCGCTTTTAGCTTTGTTATAGCGTTTCTCAAGGTTAAAAGGATCAAGTTTCATGATCTCTTTATATTGAGATTTTAGCGTTGAAATCTGTGAGTTCCGCAGTTCAACCATCGCGGTCATTTCATTGAGTTTTGTTTCCAGCTCAATGCTTATACGTTCGGCATTATCAGCACGCTGGTTGGCGTCATGTGTCGCATCGTCGATCGCGTCCTGTTGCTGGCGTTTCAAATGTTCAATTTGCAGCTGAAGCTCTTCAATTTCTTTACCCTTCAGACCGAGATCCAACTGCATATTTTCAGCTGCATCTACCAGGGAGTTATGGCTATCAGCTTCTGCGTTATAAACATCAATAAGCTGTGCGTGAAGCATCTCCGCTGACTGAACCGCATTATCAAAAAAACGTGCTGTGAGGTCATCACAACTAACGCGGCGTTGCGCGGCCCGGATGTTCTGGATAATGGCCGGGATACCGGCATTCAGGACGTCAGGGATAGATACATTTTCGATTGATTGGTTTTGTGCTGAAGTGCTCATTTCAAAGTTCCGTATTAGCTTGTGCTTCGGTCATTTTTCCTAAGTATGAAGGTGGAAGGACTACGCAATTTGTATCCAGCCCCTCACCCAGGGCAGCCTGTAAAATTCTGGCTAAGGAGAGTCTCTTGTTGCGATACCGGGTGATGACATGCCTGATATCGCCGGACGGCGTAACAAAGGCGATCAGCCAGTAGTGATATTTCCGTCGGAATGGCCACATAGTGCACCTTATGGATTGCTCTAATAAAAAACGTGATGAGTGTACATCACGTTTTAAAAATATGGAATTATTAGAGCAATATTATTCTGATTCTTGCTCAAAAAACGCGCTAATGAGAGGAAGCCAATCCTCTGACACTTCACGCGGTCGCGGTTTGCCATGGAAGAAGATTATTCGGCAGTCTTTTGGTAATGCCCCATTCCCCCTGGAGTAGCGCGCACTTGCATATTTCGAACCAGGTTCCACAACATCGGCCTTGTAACTTACAAACCATCCCGGATACAGATCCTGAAATGCTGGTGTATCATCGCCCATAACCTTCCGTAAGAACCCCTGATCCCCCCAGCATTCAGTAGTAACACAACGAGCAATCCAACCTTCCGGATCTTGCCAGAATGCACTCCAGATATGCGCTTTTACACTATTTGGTATCCACAGGGCACCGCTGCCACGATATTGTGGATGGTAAAAATCCCTAAGCATGGTGAAGCTGGTTGGTGGATGCTCTAGGATTGGGCGTATATCACCGGCAATAACCGTGTCCAAATCCAGATAGAACAGATCATCGGTTATATCCGGTCGGAACAACTCTATTTTCGCCCACCAGCCACGGCACTTTTGCCACTGGTTGATCAATGGGACAACTTTGACGCCAGGTACATGTAAACGCTTCAGGTCTGTCAGGCAAATAATTTCATAGCCTTTTGGCAGTTGATTAACCAGCCACTGCACATCGGAAGCGTTATAGTCACCACCAGAGCGAAAAACTAAAGCAATCTTCATGCTGCACCATCACCTTTCACTTTCATCAATGTCAGGTTTCCGCAAAATACGGCACCAGTGTCGATATACTGCTGATTCCAGAATGTCTTCGGGCTTTTCACCGGAGTGTGACCAAAGATAAAACGATCTGCGCCCGAAATTTCGCCACCAATATCATCCATCGAATCACTGATACGCTCGCGCGCCCAGACAACGTTGAAAAGCGGCACCTCCTTACCGAATTGGTATTCATTATCCGGATAGTCGGCATGGGCTATAACGATAGTTTCTTGCCCGGTGTTCAACTCAATGATATAGGGCAGACGCTTTACCAGCTCCACCAGCGCCCAGGCTAATATTTCCTGATCAGTGTCCAGCATGAAGAACCATTGTCCGCCATTCATTAGCCAGTTATTCACGTTGCCATCTGGACTTAACGCATCAATCATCAGCTGCTCATGGTTCCCCATCACTGCCCTGAACCAGGGCATCTGCAATAGTTCCAGACATTCGACATTTTCAGTACCGCGATCGATAAGGTCGCCGACCGATATCAGTAAATCCTGCGCCGGGTCAAAATCCACACGATGGAGTTCGGACATCAGTCTGGTGTAGCAACCATGCAGATCACCAACAACCCAGACATTCCTGTATTTGGTACCGTCGATACGGTGATAAATTGTGGGTGCCATCATGTATTCTTCAGCCATTCTTTAAGAGTCATCTGCGGAATACCTCCCATTTTCCCGCATGAAACAACGTCAATCTGTTTACGCGCAGACTGGAATAACAAAGGCAGGTGACTTAGATTTTTTGGCGTGCCGCCGGAGTGAACGCGTGGTTCTTGTGTAGCGTCAACGCCCACCAGGGCGACATGTTTGAATCCGATATGGAAAGCCAGGTTCAGAGCGCCATATGCACTATTGCCGCTGGCAATTTCATTCTCATCTTCGCAAAGTCCGAAATGTGCGGACCAGCGCCACGCCCACCACTCGGGAGAATTCGTATTTTTTGGCTCCATGCCACGTTCAGCCACACGACGGAAGCACAGAACGCCGTCTCTGACTTCACGTTCTTTAACATCGGGTAGTGCCATGCAATAACAAACACCACGGCGACGGCGGCCACGACCAACGCGCCGCATATTGTCTGGCGATGGATCAAGTGTGAAAAAATAAGAAGCGCGGTTCAGCCAGTCGATGGCCCCATTGACCGCTATAATCGGCACTCCGCGCGGCGCAACAAAGTTTGCGGCGCTTGGGCCACTGCCGACGATAATAACGCGATCACTGCCTCTAAATTTATTCTTGGGAAACATTGAATTGCACTGCTCCTACTTGCATTCAAAATATGTAAATCTGCGTGTTTTTTGCGGGTATCCAGGAACTGCTGTTGCCATTTTGAAATAGACACCTGCGTTGGATTCCGTAGTGCTTGAGGGTGCGCGCCATGCCAATGAAGGCCGTTTTGCAGAGAACAGTCATAGCCGACTAATACCACTACTTCAGCCCCTGATTCAGCAGCCAGACTGATAGCCTGCGCGCCGCTATTTACCCCTTCCGCCGGTCCACAATATCGCCTGTACTCCAACGAAAATGATTTCGCCGCCGCCAGGTTGGCTGTCACTTTGCGGAATCTCCCTCCCGGTATGGTGGATCCGTATTGCTTCCACCATGACAAATCACCGGCGTATAAGGCATAAATGTCATCGAACATCTGCCAGGAATTGTTAACCGCGATGATAGAACAGCCAGTTTTTTCTATAGCAGCACAGTCCTCACGAGTGAGTGACGGACCGCTACCGACACAAAAAACAGTCCTAGTCGCCCTGGGTGGTATGTTCATTCTCAGCTGCAAATTCAGCCTCCAGGCGAGCATTCATTTCAGCGATTACCGGGTCCACTACAGCATCTGCTTCCTGTTCATTACGCGGCATGATCGATGCCAGCGATTCATAATTAGCCTTGGATGACACGATTATTCTCCCGATGTTAATGTGCGCTGTATCAAAGAACACATATGCACTAATTAATTTATTATTTCACGTAGCGTACAACCACTTGTCACCGTTCAATACATGCTCAATAGCCTCACCCTTTTTAAGGCTCATGTATTCCAGGATGGCGGTTATCGCTTGTTCTGCACCATACGCAAGAACGACGTAGTAACCTTCCTCTCTAAGCCTGCGCATCCAGGCGATCTGCTCTTTCGTCGGGGCTTTACCATTTGGTTCTTTAAGCTCAATTCGCATGCCGTGATAAATACCGCATGCTTTATCGAGACTCATGTCCGGATAACCTTTTTTCTGCCCTTCAGCCTTCATTTTCCCGGCGGTTGCTTTTGAACGTTTCCCTCCGTTAGGCGTTGCATGCAACAGCTCATAGATGTCAGGGTGCTTGCGTTCGAAGTAATCAAAAATGAAAACCTGCTCGAAGTGCTCGCAATTTCCGTCGCGCAGGTCTGGGTTCTTTGCCAGTGCTGCAAGTGCCTTCGCATGTGGAGAAACTTCTTTTACCGGCGCAAGCGATAAGAATGGATCCTTTTTGGTTTTTGGCCTGGACTGCCCCTTATTTCTACGCTCACTAAAAGCCTGAAACTCTTCCTCAGTAAAGCGCAACATAATCAGTCAAATCCTGCCGGTCGCATGCCATATTTACGCTGTTTTGCTGCCTGCTCTTCCCTGTGCCATTGCGCACACTCAGCGTCACAATAGATGCCTGATTCAATCGGTTCATTGCAGTAACGACACTTACCTGTAAATACCTGACTCACGACCTGTGCCTGCTTTCTGATGTTATCGATGGCCATGTCTTTGAGAGCTTCTAACTGATTCATGCTCAGCTCTGCATCATCAACACGCTCTGCCAATTTTGTTTCCTCATAAAGAACCTACTTAAAGGCAGAATGATACATTCCACAAGCATAATTGCACTAATAATTTTCTTTTATTGAGTTAAATAATCAACAAATGACTAGCGGTAGAATCACCATCATCTATTTCTGGCAGGCTGACTATGGCTACATCAATCACTACAACCCAAAGCACCCGGCAATATCCTCTGTCGCGGTATGACGACCGCAACATAGCCGATCCAATACTCAGGGCAGAGCTGCGCAAAGAGGTGATGCTTATGTGTGAATCGAACGACAAGAATCTGACGATTTATTACGTTCTTCCCGATGAGCAATATCGCCCGGATTTGCTGGCTTACCGTATGTGGGGCATAGCAGAGCTACGCTGGGTTGTGACGCTCGCCGCCGGGCTTGAGGATGAGTCTCAGGGTATGACTGTTGGCAAAAAATTAAAACTCCCACCTGCCACCTGGATCCGCGAAATGATTCGCCATTTCCAATACGACGGCCAGGTAATAGGGACATTATCCATTGCGTAAGGGAATTGAATGCCAACTGAATATGCTCGCGACAACCTTGGTCGCTATCAGACCGATGGATTAAGTGCAAAAGACTTTAACAAGGTCTTCGATCTTATCCGTAAACAGCAGCGTCAGAATCGGCGAAACGCGCGGCGTACACTCACCCCAAGGATTATGGGGATGCGTAACCGCGAACTTGAGGCATTCCTCAGCCTTGGGAAAAAGAAAGATGGCACCTACTTTACGCCCGAAGATATACGCAGTTTCAACACCTCAAGGCAGGCTCATAAAACCAAATTCAAGAGCACCGTACCCGGCATTACCTATGCTCAGCTGGTGGCGCAGTCCACCAGCATTGATATAAAACGCGCTAACAACAAAGTTTCTGATGGCACAGGGATCAAAGCCGCGACATTCCTCGGGCTAAAACACAACCTTGCATTGATATCTGTTAATGCCTCGGATGAGTCGGTCCACCAGCATCATCGTGTCAGAATTCGATTTGAGGAATGGGATAAAGCCGTTGAGGAAATTGCTGAAGACGGTGCGAAAAAAGCCCGAATCGCTGCCGATCTCTGCAAGGGCCGGGTATCTTTCGACTGTGATTGTGGACGCCATCAATACTGGTATCGTTATATGGCCACGGCTGGTAACTATGCTGTTGCGCCGCCAAAAGAGTATGCATTCCCCAAAATCCGCAACCCTGATCTGACTGGCGTGGCTTGCAAACATGTTTTGCACGCTATGACGCGTTTTCAGTCTCCCACATGGCACAAGGCCATCATTATTGCCCTGGAAAAAGCAGCTGAGCAGGTAGCCTTCGGCGATGACAAGCGGAAGACAACAACCTATTTCAAAGGCGAACTGGCTAAATCGCTCGCGCGCAACCGGACAACAACGACGGATCAGGCTAAAGCTGCGCGTGAGTATGAGCTGTATCTGAAATCTCAGGATGTATTAGGCAAAAAACTACGCGCCAAAGATAGCGCCACGGACAACGTTCGCCGGTTGTTAAAAAAAGCTCGCACCACGGCAAACAGGAAGAATGCCGAACTAAAAGCCTCGCGGGTGAGGGAAGCCCAGGCTCGCGCTGAAGCCGACGCTCTCAAAAAAGCCCTGCAAACGCAGGCGAACAACCTCATAAAGTTTTTCATGAGTCAGGGAATGGACAAGGCCGCTGCCACCGCGCAGGCGCGAAGCATTCTTGAGACACAAATTAATGAAGCCCGTAAACGGAAAGGATAATCGATGGCTGGTTTCTTTGATGACATGTTTGAGGACACAGAACCATCACAACAAGTGACTGGTGATAACCTCCCGGACACCGAATCGGATCCGGATATTCCAGACGAAGGTTCTGAACTGATTGAAGAGGAAGATATTGATGCTGAAATCGAAACCGATGGTGTTAACGTTGGTAATATTGTTGATCCTGTGGAGGACAATCACCTTCCCAATCTGGATCACGGCCTGCTTAGTGATTCTGGTGTGCGCCACCGTTATCAAGGTCATGCAGTTTTTAATAACCTTGTGCGGATGGATTGGCTCAAAGCAATCAAGCTAGACCCTGACTCATTCGATGCGGTTCTATACCGCGCAATACCTTACAGAGACAAAAATACACCTGAAACGGCATCTGAAATAATAGAACCGAACCAACGCATATATGACTATCAGGATCCAGAACTGATAACGGCCCTCGACTGCCCGGATGAGATGGACGCCTTCTACGCGCTATACGACGGCAGTGATAATACGGGAATTAGCGACAGTGCTTTAATCCTTCGGTTAGCCGCCGTTAATGTGCCAGTGGGTTCTATGCTCGAATGGCTGGAACAGCTGTCAGACGGTACAACCATTCGCCGCTTCTGGTACATCCATAAAATATTCAATTACGGCACTGCCAGGGTAGGCAGTTTGTTTTATTGCGTGCCTTCACGCGCCTTTGAAGGGAATTTCATCGGTGATTCTGAATAATCAGGAATGGCTACTGGCCATCTTTAAGAAAAAAGGTCTTACTCCAACCGGTAAGCTGGAATTTGCCACTATTGATGGCATTGATTCGGCGCTCGCACAGGCTTTAAACGAAGCGTTCGACTCACAAGTTGTCAGCTTTAATGATCGCATTAACCAGTCGTTCCGGGAGTTCCTGAAACGCACACCAAGAGATCGCATAACGCTCGGCACTTTTAGTGATGTGAAGGAGTGGTTGTCGTCATTTGAAGCCGATCGCGCCGGGCGCAAAGATACAGCCTCTGCTGGCCCGGTAAATAAGCTGGCAATGCCGCTTGTGAATCTGTCTCGCTCTCCCGCTTTTTCAATTTATGAAGGTGAACTGTGCCGCGATAATTACGATGAAGGGCATGTCACAAATGAAAATGATGAGATTGAAGCCCTGGTATCGACTATCCCTTTCTCACTGGAATATTCGCTATGGATAGCCAGTGACGAGAAGGAATCTCTTGGGATGGTTACAACTGCATTAGCATTCTGGCTACGAATGTATGCCAGCCTCGGGCAGGCATCTTTCACTCACAGAGCCAATGTCGGCGGTTATGAGATACCGGTTACCTGTTACATAGAAGGGCAAAAATCAATCGCATTTCAGGATCTGACCACCGGCACCGCCGACAACAGGCTGTTCGCGGTTGGATTGAACCTCACCGTTGTGGCGGAACTTCCTATCCTGGCTTATATGCAGCAAACCACCGGCACCATAACGGTAAAAGCGAAAATTCTGGAGGAATGAGATGGCCACAAAGACCACCACAGCCCCGGAAACTGATTCAAAACGCACTCAGCTATTCCTGCAATCTGTTTCAATTGGGCAGAACGAAATCCCTCGCGAAATGATCGTAGGATGTACCTATGTCGAACCTGGGGAGCTATCTGGTCCCCAGCTTATGCTCATGATCAGGGATTCAACGGCTTACGTGGTCAATAAGCTGGGGGTGAAATTTGGTACAATACTGACAGTTTCACTTGGTGATCCGGAAGGTCATGGCGGCATCCTCTTCTCGGAAGAGTTCTTTGTTCTTAAAGCGCCGCGCAAGGACGATACTGTACTGATTTACGCGTTTAGTAACCCGGTGCGGTTATTAAAAGTTCCGTCCACCAGCGCACAGTATTTTGTTGATAAGCCACCATCAGCCGTAGTTTCCTCTCTTGCCCCTGGTCTGAAGGTAAATGCTGACTCATTCAGAAAAACATCCACATACCACCTAAATGTTGGAGAAAAACCGACCAAGGTATTGCAGGAGATAGCCCGGGATACCGGTTCTATGTGCTGGGCATCCAGGGGGACGATCAATTTTAAAAGTATGGAAAAAATGGCAAACGCCGCTCCATCTCTTACTTATGAGTCCGCCAATCCCAACACATCCGGATTTACAATTAGTCAGTTCAACATCCTGAATGCCGATTATGAATACCAGCGCCGCCACAATTACAGAATGGCCAGTTATGACATGACCAAAGGTGTGGTTTACTCAGGTAACCAGGAAGACCCCATTAAATTTACGAGCAATCCCGATCCTACCGCGCTGGCGAACTACAACAAATTCATTCTCCCCCGCCTCGATATGCTGGTGGAAGGAAATGCCGCGCTAACTCCGGGTACGACGCTGAAAATTGTCGTGCATAACACGGCAGGTGACGGAGAACTCGATGAATCTATCCCTGACAAAATGATAGTGATGTCCGTGACTCATTTCGAAGACCGCTTCCGTTTTGTCAGCCGTGCACAGTTAGGAGTGGTGAATGGGTAGTTTGACAGGGAAGTATCGGGCTGTAGTGGTAAGCGTCGATGACCCTAAAGGTCTGATGCGTACACAAATACGCGTTGTCGGCATGATGGATGGGTTACCAGATGCCTCATTGCCGTGGGCAGAAGCTATATTGTCCAATGCAAACACATTTTCACCATTTCTGCCCGGCGATAAAGTATGGGTAGAATTTCCCTACAATGGGGATTCTCGATGGCCATTGATAATCGGTTATGCACAGGATGCATCCGGTGGCGCTCCCAATGTGCCGCCTGAAGCGTCAGGACAAGGTGAAGGCTATGTACCGCCTGAAGTCGAAGGTGCACCAGCACAACCATCAACCAGCGCCAAAAAAGACTTTATTTCGTCGCGGAACGGACTAATGGAGGTCCGGACGGCGGGCGGAGCCTGGGCCGTTACGCACTTGAAAAGTGGAACAACAATCGGGTTCAACGAGGCCGGGGAGTTATATGCCATTTCTCAAGGTCCGGCATTCATCTCTTCCGCAGGAAATCTCGATATAAAGTCAGGCGCGGATGTCGCCCTGAAGGCGGGGGGAAGTATGGCGATAGAGGCCAGCGGGAATCTATCCATAAAAGCCGCTCAAGTCTCTGTTGACAAGGCTTAAGAAAAGCCCGGCGATCGGGCTTTTCTTTTATAATGGGTTCAATTTTTATCCGTTACCGCACGACGGTTTCTGCGTGATAAACGTATCAAGCATCTTTCCCGCAATTGCCGACCAGGTGTGACACTGGACCTTTTCAGCATTTTTCAGGCGATCAACGCGAGCAATCACCTCATCCCAATCAATCCGCGACTTGATAACCATATGGTTCACCAAAGCCAGGCGATCCGGCGGAAGACAATCGGGCGGCGTTAATATCAACGCCCCACACATTGCCGCCTCAAGAACAGTTAATCCAAGGCTTTCGGGATGCGTAACGATAAACACGTCACTCTTACGCAATTCAGCTGCAAATTCGGTTGCTGGTACCGGCGTCCGTCTGTATGGAGTTACCGATATATTCCCCGGATCAATGGTAATCAATCCGTCATCGGTCAACGTTCTGGCCTCATACGGAACGGTCAGACGCTGAAGGTTCATAAGGATACTTAAGGAGTGATCAAACCCACTAACATCAAATGCAGCGTGGTCTACAAAAATACGCAGAACATCGTCTGTTTTGGTTTCCAGATGGAACAGATCCTGATTCGCTGCCCATCCAACATGTTTGTTAAAGCGATTATGACGCTCTAACCTGCCGGGATTATCCAGGTACCGCCAGGTATCATCGCGGACAGTAAAAGTAATATCGACTGGTGCCGAATCCAGCATAGAACCGTCGTATACCTGGGCTACCCATCCAGTGAATCGACGACGCAGTTGCACGCCTATTTCCCTGGGCACCGTAGTAAAATACCTCAATCCTGGTGCCAAAATGGCCTTCGCAGAACATGCGGTCGCAGCAGTCAACACAGCTTCAACATAATCCTCCGGGCTTTCGACGCCGGGGGAATATGGACGATGGTATTGCAATGTTACCCCTGCCTCACTAAAGGCGCAGGCCAGGTTATAAGCCCACATTTCCGTATATGTTTTCACATCACTGATAGCTTCAAATTTTCGCCCAATGATCAGGATGTTCATCGGCTTTTCCTCATTCCATTGCATTAATAATCCTCTTGCCAGTCAGCACCAGCATAGTTATCAAACCGTGAGTATTGGCCGTTAAAAGCCAATCTCACCGTGCCAATTGGGCCATTTCGTTGCTTACCGATAATCACCTCGGCAATGCCCTTCATTTCGCTATCCGGGTGATAAACTTCGTCGCGATACAGAAACATGATCAGGTCTGCGTCCTGCTCAATTGCTCCTGATTCACGTAAATCTGAATTTACCGGTCGTTTGTCCGCACGCTGTTCAAGCGATCGATTAAGTTGTGACAATGCCACCACCGGTACTTGTAATTCCTTCGCCAAAGCCTTCAGTGAGCGAGAAATCTCGGCAATTTCCAGCGTTCGGTTATCTTGCAGCTCGGGGACGCGCATAAGTTGCAGGTAGTCGATCATAATCATGCTCAAACCACCATTTTCTTTATAAACACGACGAGCGCGGGAACGAAGCTCTGTAGGTGTCAGGGCGCTTGAGTCATCAATAAAAATATTCTGCTTGTCCAACAGAATCCCCATTGCGCCAGAAACCCGCGCCCAATCCTCGTCGTTAAGTTGCCCTGTTCGAATACGAGTCTGATCAACGCGTGCAAGAGAAGCCAGTGAGCGCATCATCAGCTGGTGGCTCGGCATCTCAAGGCTAAAAACCAATACGGGCTTATCGTTACGAACTGCGGCATTTTCGACGAGATTCATCGCAAACGTGGTCTTCCCCATAGATGGGCGAGCGGCGACAATGATGAGATCGGACGACTGAAGCCCTGCCGTCTTCTTATTGAGATCGTTAAATCCGGTATCAAGCCCCGTTACACCATCATGCGGTCGCTGAAACAACTCTTCTATGCGAGATACCGTTGCATCGAGAATGCTGGCGATATCTTTTGGACCACTACCGCTCTTTTGTCGTTTTTCAGCTATTTCAAAAACGCGGCGCTCGGCCATATCCAGCAATTCATTGCTGCCCCGGCCATCCTGCGCATATCCAGCTTCAGCTATTTCATTTGCGACGGAAATCATTTCACGAACAACCGCGCGTTCACGAACGATATCCGCATAAGCACAAATATTTGCCGCGCTGGGCGTGTTCTTTGACATCTCCGCAAGGTACGCAAAACCACCGGCGCGTTCTAATTTACCGTTCTGTTCAAGTGCTTCAGCAAGTGTTATCAAATCAATCGGTTTGCCATGACTTAATAACCTCTCCATCTCACTGAAAATTTCACGATGAGCATTGGTATAAAAATCATCAGCAACTATACGATCTGCCACTTCATCCCAGCGGCAGTTATCAAGCATTAAGCCACCAAGTACAGCTTGTTCTGCACTAAGGGAATTTGGCATGGATTCAAGAGGGGATGCAGACATTAGCACTCCACCCAGGCGTGCTGAATGTCAGATATAATCGGCATACTCAAATCACTCCTAACGATATGAGTCATCACCAGAAAATCAGGATTAATTCGCCGGACTCTTCCCGGCTGTCACACCGAATCGCCAAGATGGTGAATCCGCAGTCCGACGCTATGAACGGGGCTTGCACATTCCGGCTACCTGGTTTGTTGCCTGAGCTAGGGGAAAGGTTACCCCTTTAACGTCACCAGACCGCTAACGACGCATGTGCCAGACGCCGTGTTACAACCAAATATGGTGGCCCCTACCGGACTTGAACCGGTGACCGTGCGATTATGAGTCGCCAGCTCTAACCACTGAGCTAAGGGGCCGGATTACTGTTTACTAAGTGCTTCAATGGCGCTAACAATGCCGCCTACAACTATGGCAACAATAATAATGAGAACAATTGGATACTTGTCAGCAAAATCCCAGAAGCCCATCACTGATCCTTCGAAGCTGTTTTAAATATCGGCCATACCAATGTTACAGCTACTGCCACCAACGCCCCGTCCGATAAAACTGACAGGATTGTGCTGGTGAAATCCACCAGCACGGACAGCAAGAGAAAACCAATGGCGATTGCGATACGTGCCTTGCTTGCCATTACAGATAATCTTCCACACGAAGACCTAAACGACGGCCTACTTCTTCCAGTACTTTGTGTTCTGCTGGCTCGATTTCACCGTCCGCTTCTGCAATTGTCAGCATGTTAACGAATACTTCTTCCGCTTCTTTTGGATCGTTTTTGATATCTTCAATTTCGCGAAGGATATTCATGCGACCAACACGGAAGCCAGCTTCCAGTTGCTCGGTAAAGCGGGTAATTGTTGCAGTAATTTCGTTACCAAAATGACTAAGACGCGGATTAGAGCGGACAAGCTGATCAAGTTTCGCTGTTTCTTCTTTTTCGATTTCACCATCAGCGGCAGACACCAACAAACAGCCACCGATAATGGCCTCCATCAGATCGCGATTCTCAACTTTTTTCAGCTCTACTTTTGCAGAAGCGACTTTCTTGCCGAACAATTTACCGAACATTGGTTATCCCTCAATAAAAGTGACATATTTATTAGATTGCGGTGCCGGGTTCCTCCCGGTGTCCTTTGGCTGGTTATCCACCGTGGACGGGGAAACAAGGAGAAATGAATGGACTGATATAACCATTTCCCCGCGTGCGCTTAGCCGCATTCACCGCAACGGAAAGAGCATTCTTGGTGGACCTGTAGATTGGGATATGAACCCGTTACAGGAGAATGCTCTTACCTGTTACGTGCTCCGTTTCGTGGAGCTAACGGCGGGTGATCGGGCCGCACCAGACTGGACTTATTTCAGCGTTATGCTCATGCCAGAGAATCAAACTGTGATGGTCGGTGCTGAACTCCGACACAGGGTTGTAGCAAGCCCCGCAAAGCGCGCACTACTGTAGTTGCGGCACATCAGCCTGTGCATTCACCACAATGTTGAGAACACTGGTTGTCACGCTGCAACGCAACATTTATTCGTAGATTGGGATATGACCCCGTTACGCCAGTGTTCTCAACGTTGTAGTGCCGGTTACGGTTCCGGCCAGGCCTCTTCCTCAACGGGGTGTTCTCCATACGGACTACCGTTTATTGGTCGTTCCTGCGGTTTATGTTGTGAAGCCAGATGCTTATCTTCTGGTTGCTTCAAAGAGCTGCACTTCATCACAACGGTAAGAGCACTCGATGCATTTAAGCCAAGCTCCATAAGGGAGAATGCCCTTACCTGTTGTGTTGTGATGACCGGTGCTGATCTCCGGCTTGCGGTTATTTCAGACTCTCACGGGCGTTTAATTGCCCCGCCGAACAGCTCTTTTCCGCAATAGCTGCAATGTCTTTCGCGCATCAGCCTGCGCATTCATCACAACGGTAAGGGTACTTCGTAGGGATTCGAACCCTCTGCCAAGCTCGGCGATCTCCGACGTCGCAAAATACCCTTACCTGTTGTGCTGGTGCCGATTAACGGACTCGAACCGCTGACATCCTGCTTACAAGGCAGGCGCTCTACCAACTGAGCTAAACCGGCATTGGCGATGGTGAATGGATTTGAACCATCGACCCGTTGATTAACAGTCAACCGCTCTAACCGCTGAGCTACACCATCACTTGCCGGGTACGTCTCCGGCGAGGGCTTCCACCTCCGTATGCTTTTCGGCGCACCTCGCCCTAGCTGCAATTCGGTAACAGGGGATGCACAACCCTGGCTTCCAGCGTGATTAGCGCCTTCAGCATGACGGGATATACCCGTAAATTCGTGGAACTGTACCCAAAGTGCTGTTAAGCACCGCTGTTACGCTGAAAAGAAAACGCAACAGGAAAGGACGCTGACCAACAGATGGCCCCTTCTCGTTCATCTGGTTAATCACACCAGCGCCCTTACCTGTTGTGCCTCCCCGTTCCCTAATACACAGACGGGGACACTCTGCGGTCGATTTTTTGACGGGGGACGACTCATACCCCGTGGCATCTGGCTTCTTAGGCCGCTACCATCATCAGATCATCGTTTGCATTTACTTTAATGGTCAGTTTCTAAACCGCCGCAAAGTCGCTAACCATGACGAAAACCCTGAAAAAAACGCCCACCCGAAGATGGGCAAACTGGAAGCTCGTAACGCACTTCGGCGTTGCCACTTAGGCGCATGGTCAACCTGGCAACTCGGTGGTTTGTCTGGGAGGACTAGGCCCAGCCATGCTTACCGCCGCGCCTGTCGCGGCTAACAGCTAAATCGCTCTATAAATCACGATTCATTGAGGCGATATTACACTAATAAATTTATTAGAGCAATATACCCAAAACGTCATGAGCTACACCTCGAGTGTCCCCCTTACAAGACACAGAACGTCTGGCAAAAAGAGGTTCCACTCTGAAGCCACTGTCATGATAAAGCTCTCTGATGTTTGGCGCGCCACTGTTAGTAATGAGAACCTTTGCACCTCGACGATGAGCATCCGTCAACAGAGACACCAGGCGTTTTTGCTCTTCAAACTTAAAGTCATGACCGGAATAGTTCGTGAATCCCTCTGTATTTGGAAGCGGTTCATACGGCGGATCGCAAAAGATGACATCTCCTTCTCCGGCAGCTTCAATCACCGCTGCAAAATCACCGCATACAAACTCAGACCGCCCTTCCGCACCGAGGAAGGCTTCCATCTCCTGTAATGGGAAATACGGAGTTTTATACTTCCCATAACCGACATTGAACTCACCGGCCTGGTTGTAACGCGTCAATCCGTTAAAACAATGTCGGTTCAGGAACAAAAACGCCGCTGCGCGATGTAAATCATCATAGACTTGTTTGTTAAACGCATTCCGTACTGCCAGGTATCCTTCCTGTGTGTTGTAGTCCTGGAAGAAACGATGTGCCAGAGTGATAAGTGAATGCGCCTCGCGTTGCAGAGTCTTGTAAAAGTTAATCAGGTCAGCATTCACATCATTTAGCAGATTTTCCTGGTATCCGGCATTCATGAAGACAGCTCCGCCACCAACGAAAGGTTCAATCAGGCGCTTCCCTTCTGGCAAATAGCGAAAGATTTGTTCCAGAACACCAAATTTTCCACCAGCCCATTTGAATATGGACCGTTCGAATTCTGCCGCTGGTTTAACTTTTCGCTCTTTTGTTTCACTTCCTTCTTTCTGCCGACATACGGCCTTAGTAATCCGATCGCCAATCCAGCGCATTACTGGTATTGCCATACTATTGCCGATCGCTTTGTAACGCGGTCCGTCAGCTGCAAGCATCGCGGCCTCTTCTTCGCTTAAATCAGGATAGTTATTGCGAAGGTATGCCAGTTCATCTGAAGAAACTTTTTTACGCTTTTCCGTAGGGATCAACGTATGCCCATCAGGAAAACCTTGCAGCCTTTCACATTCGACAGGGGTAAGACGGCGTATTCTACCGTCGCCGAGCAATACAATTGGTGCTTCATGGTTACATGTTAAAGTTGGTGCCGAATTATCGGTTTTTATCTCAGCCCCTCCTTGCCCATGTGCCATGGCAACTATGTTTGTATCATCGCAAGATCTGATAGCGATGTTTGAAGTATATCTGGTAGTTTCCTTCCCCTCGCCTCTGCTCGGCGCAATATCCCGGCGCACGCCTTCGAACTCAAAAAGTACCGTTGCGGGATCGAGGTCTGTTCGAGCACTTGCGACAACAAACACGCGTCGGCGTCGTTGTGCCACTCCGAAGTATTGGGCATCAAGGATTCTCCAGGCCACCTTTCGCTGCGGCCCATAAATACAACCACACTGCGGCCACTTTGGAGCATGGCAACCGGTTTTGCCATCCCACCGCCAGAACGCGTTACTTTTTCCTGATTCAGGTCGATCACCTGGTTCAAATGGCGCATCTTCTCCAGCCAATCCGGCAAGGAAACATCCGAAGGCGTTATCTGCCGATGACAAGACTCCTGGGACATTTTCCCAGACAATAACGGCTGGTTTGAGAAATGACTCAGCCCGTTTGTCGTCAATTGCATTTGCAAGCTCCACATACTTTAAAGTTAGCGCGCCACGCTCATCATCAAGCCCACCACGTAATCCCGCGATACTGAATGCCTGACAGTTATGGACCACCGCACCATTGAGGATATAGGAATGATCACCTTCGACTTCTATGTTGTATACAGTATCTAGGCCTACCGATTTAAACTCTTTGACTGTTCGTAAAAGCATTCCATGAGCCAATCTTGATTTACGTGACAATTTCTGCGGGCAGATTGTTACCTGATAATAATTCCGTTGATTTACCACGCGATCCTCGATCACTTTTTTGGGCTCAACTTCAATAAAGCTGACCGAAGAAACATAACCACAAGTCTGTGACAACCCCGCAACGCCCCAAGCAAGCGCAGGACTAACACTATTAATTCTAAATCCCGCTTTACCACTTGGTGTCCCATCAGTATCAAGATAGCCTTGTAAAAACACATGACGCAATGGATGCGACATCACCCATGCAGGGATACGCTTAGCATGGCTTAACTCGCCAAAATGTTCATTAAGCCAATTGGCATAACACGTATCATTCAAGGTTACTTTGATGCTCCCTCGGATTTCGCTTGCCACGGAAAATATGTTTTCTGGTATGCGGCAATGAAACTTTCTCAATTTCTGGCAATTTATGCCAAAAACAACCGCCTTCTTAGATTTACCTCTCCATCTCCTAATATATCCATCGCCAACATAAGCGCCCGCAAGATACATAGCCTGTTCTTCAGACAAGAACCGAGAACAAATATCTGGAGATGCAATATTGAAATTAGTTAGAGCGCACCATTGATATCCCGGCATATCACATGCTGCTCGCCATTCCGGTTCAGACAACAACTCTCTCTTAAAATATGTGCCATTTTTCCGGGTGTTTTGGGCTTTCCACCGAACAGCCAGGAAGGGATGGTCATTGGTTGTTCTTATACCTAAAGGCTGCCCAACGGCATTAAGTAACCCCGTATTAGCTATTTTTGAACCAACTCTTTTTACTTGTTGTAACCGCCCGAGATGACTGACTACGTAATCGCCAGGGCAAACATCTTCTATTGGTTTATAACCATTTTTACAAAGAACCATATGGCCCGCGGTAAAACATGGTGTCCCTCCCACCAGCACATCAGGGGATTCGATTTCCCCTGCAAGGACTTTTATGGCAAGTTTTGTCATGTCGCCAAGATTGGCGACATGAGGCCAACGGTGCGCAAGAACGGCAGATGGAAAAGGCTCAGTTTCAGCAAACCAGGCCGGACGCATACCCAAAGGTTCCCAGGCAATACTCGCAGCTTCAATTCCACTGCAAACAGATCCATAGCACAGCTCTCTCACTGCTTAGCCTCTCCGCCCAGGGCATTTACCAGAGCATCAACCAGGCACGAAATTTCACTGGTTAACAGGAAGAAATCTGCGTCCAGTCGCTGCGCAACATCTTCACTATCAATATCAGAGTTCTGCTCAAGCAATTCATCCGCAAATTTGACGCTGGTAAGGCTGAAGTTATGGTCCAGTGTAAATTTAATGCGGTTCTGCCAGTCGAGAGCCAACTTTGTGACGAGCTTGCCAGCTTCCAGGTGTGTGGAAATTTCATCGCTTCCCAAATCCTGCTTTTTCACTCGGGCGATACCGCCATCCTCAAGCACAGCCTTAAGTTCTGCCGCATCCCCCATTTGAAATCCCTGTGGAGCACTAGCATCACGTACCCAGTCGGTCAGCGTTAACTCAATTGGATTTTCAACACTTAGGGGCACAACAGGAAGAGAACCCAGAGACTTACGCATAAGCGCGAGCATATCCTCTGCCTGCCGCGCACTGGCATTGATATAGATGCGTTTAGTTGAACCGTCGTAGATCGCCTGGATAACAGAAAACTTTGAAAAAGCCCGTGGCAGAAGAGAATGCAGAACTTCGTCTTTCAGGGAGTCCTTCTCTGTTTTCTTCAGTTTACGCGCTTGTTCTTGCTCAAGTTTTTCAATTTTTTCTTGAATAGCTCGCTGGATAACCGGCGGGGGAAGAATTTTTGTTTCGCGCTTTGCTTCAACAAGGATAAAACCATTTCCATGCATAGCGATAACTTCGGAATTATCACCAAATGGAGATACAAAACCGAACTTGGCCATATCCTGGCTACCGCATGGCGTGAAAAGGATCATTTTCTTTTTATCTTCTAAGTCGGTCAGATCCGCCTCACGAGAAAGTTTATAAATAGTAATGTTTTTCCAGTGCTTAAACATGTTGTAACCCTTGAATATCAACCACAGAAAGCTCGTCTTTGTAGAAAAATGCCAGGTTGTGGCACCCCCTCGTTTGAGCGTATGAGCTGGGACCAATTTCGTTCTTCCAGACAAATGGCTTCAAATCCGTACGGCGAAGCATAAAAACGCGATTTGTTCCGCTCTGATTCCCAATGAGGCAAAAGCCTTCTTTCACCTTAATAGCCTGCAAGTTGTCGAGTTCACCGCTGGTTACACGGCTATCGAACTCTTTGCGGCTTATTAGCTCCATCTGCATCTGACGACTCCAAACAAATGCCCATTGAAGGGCGATGGCTGAATGGTACCGAAAACACGACACAAAAAACAATATTTATTAGAGCAATTTTGTAATAGGTAAACGCCATACAGACCACAAATAACCTAAGTTAAAATAACGAAAATCAGAGCAAATCATTGGTGATGACGTGGCAAGTATTGCAACAAAAGACAGCATTTGTTCGGGGCACGGAGGATTCCCATCCAGGCCTCCCGTAGAGAGCGAACCACTACTTAAAGTCAACGGAGTCGAAGTGTTAGTTGATGGTAAGCAATATGCACAGCATACCGATGGGAACAGCACGCACGGCGGGCAAGCTATATCAACCAGGGCATGGTTTACCGTCAACGGGAAAGGGATCGTATGCGTTGGTGATCCTGTTTCATGCGGCTCTACCGTTGCAGCCGGAGACGGCCTGGTTCAGGTAAGTTAGGAGATATCATGCTGGAAAAAGACTACCAGTTATCCGCATATAAAAAATTGACCGCCGCCGGTGGGATGAAAACACCTGGTGCCATAACATCGGCACGAAACAGTGCTAACACAGCAAAACTGCTTGCAGAAGAATTGACCGGATTAATTTTGGATACAATTGTCTATCCCGACACTATTACCAGCTATGTTTCAACGATCAGAACAACCATAACCGGCTTAACGAACATTGGAGAACTGGCAACTAAGCACGCGGACCTGTTGGCTGGTTATGCAGATCTGTCAATGCTGCTTCAACTCGATATTGGTTGGGATGTTTACTGCCGTGCTAATGAGCGAGAAGTATCAGAACTGCCGATCTCTATTGCCATTGGTGATGTGAATATTACTAAATCGCTTGAGGACACTGTTAACGCGCTTAATACATCAAGTTTAGTCGCTGCTATGGGGGAGATTAACCAGACCCTTAACACTGGCTCAGGAAGCTCGTCAGGCTCTGGTTCAGGCGGCGGCACTGCCACTCCCCCACCAACACTAACAGAAGAGCAAATTGAATCTCTGAAAGTAGCAACTGAACAGTTTGGGGTTGTTTTCAACCAGACAACAGCGCCCACAACTGCGTTACAACAGCAGTATGAACGAGCGAATGAAAGCGCCAACGTAGCCATAACTGCTTATAACCATGCTATCGGTACCGCGCTTGCGGAAGCATCAGCAAATAAGGCCAGCACAGCCAGCGCAGTTGCCGCTTTGGTTCCTGATTCTGTTCTTAATGAATTAAACAAAGCGGCACAGTAACAAAGGACTTCATTGATAATTTTTTTCAGGAGGAAGACATGTCATTCTTTTCTACGTTAAAAACAGCTTTGTCTTTGAAGGAGAAACTTGCTGCTACTGGTGTTCTTGTTCTGATTTGCGCACTTGTTGGTGCTGGGTTTGCATGGGAACGTCATCAGCTAAAGCAAGCCATGGAGAAAATTGGCAGTCTTGATCAGGCTGTTAAGGAACGTGATAAGTCAATAATGGATCTTAACCAGACCATTGAGACGATGAACAAAGCAGAGCAACATTTTCACAGCCAGGAAGTGAAAAATGAATCAGAACAAGCCAAATATGCTGACAGGCAAATGGAACGAAAAGCTGAAGTTCAGAAACAACTGGTTGCGGCGGGTAATGTTCGCCAGCGCATTCCTGCTGACACTCAGCGGTTGCTCCGGGAGTCGATCAGCGAATTTAACGCCGACGCCGACAAAGGTTAACCACCCTGCCCCCAAAAGTGCATTTATGTGCAGGATGCCAGAGTTTAGCAGTGAATATTTTGATGATCTGCCAGCCTATATCCTTGATACAGAAACGATGCTGATGGGGATTAACAGGAAGAATCGCAACGTTAATGATTACAACCGCGCTATCAGCGGTAACTAAAAGGGATTTTTATGTCTGATAAAGTAACAGTAAAGCAAACTATCAACAAAGCGACTTCAATCTACAAAATTGAGCACATCACTGTTGGCAAGCCAGGATCTGAACAATACCGTCATGCTTTCGAGCTTGCCGATCAGCTTGGTTTAAAACACCCGGATTGCATCGAGCATGTCTTTCCGACCTATGCTGATGAGCAATGTACTCATGTTCTTACCGAAGAGGATTTTTTCAGCACTGAAGAACGAGAAGGCGTTGATCGCTGCATTGGTGTGATTTGCTCTTCAGTGAGTTATGAGTTATTCCCTAATGTCCATGAAAATGGTGGTATTGGATACCAATTCCTGTACGAAGGCGATGAGCTTAAGTGTTATGAACATGGCCTTCTCATCGAAAGCGTAGAATAATACGGCTTCCTTCCAACCGGCTTTGTTGGCCGGTTTATTCAACTTATCCACAGCATAGATCCAATAAACAGATCCTAAAGAGAACCTAGGAAGATCCAAAGAAGATCCCGGATCGCTGTAAGCCGCGCCATTTCTGGCCTGAAATGGGATCAATATTGACTATACGCGATTTTATGTTGACTGTGCACGATTTATTGTTGACTGCACGCGATTTATTGTTGACTATACGCGACAGAAACATTGACTGCACGCGATTTTAGAGCCTGACTATTCACAGTTGTTGATAACTGCAATCCAGATGACGCCAGGCCGCGCCACATATGGAGAAACCACGATGCCGGAAGAAAATAAAGGCTTCCTTAGCGTTGAAGAAGTTGCAGGAAATACAGGAGAAATCCACAGCCTGAAACCCAATAACAATAGCACTATACAACCCATCGCTTTGTTGCGCTTAGGTGTGTTTGTGCCAACCTTAAAATCTACCAATGTGGCACTACGTCGCGGATCGTCAGTTACTACAAACACAACGAACGCAACCGAAGAACTATCAAGCCTCAAAATTGTTGAGCAGGAAGGCTATGAGGGAATTGAAATACATGGTCCACGCCTGGATATGGATACTGATTTTAAGGTGTGGGTGGGCATAACCTCCGCGTTGTTTGACTACGCACCTGATGATGACGGCATAATCACCCTGCCATTCTCCGAGTTTGCCGATCGATGTGGCTATCCACGTAAGCGCCTTTCAAAGGCGTTCCGTAAAAGTATTGATGACTCTCTAACACGCATTCAGCAAACAGTTGTCAAATTCCGCTTCCCGGCGGCAAAAGGTCATCTCAATAACATTAACGTCAACTTGTTGGCATATAGCAGCCTGAATACCGAGCTTGATGTTATCGAGATCCAGCCGCAAAAACAGCTATCTGAACTTTACTATGTTGACTATAAGCGAATCCTGAAGCTGAAGATGCTGGATAAGCTCGGGCGCAAAGAGACGGCCAAGGTGCTGTATACATTCTTTGAGGCTCTACCCGCCAACCCGGCACCTGTCAGCATTGAGCGCCTTAGAGCAAGGCTTAATCTCAAATCATCCGTTAGCGTGCAAAATAGCGTTATCAGAAAAGCCATGAAAGATTTGGAAGCTATTGAATATCTTAAATTTTCAGAGATAAAAAACGGCAGGAAAATCGGCTTCCAGATTCATAAGCGCAATCCATAATATTGACTATATGCGATAGCGAGAAGTTGACTATAGGCGACATTCGTTGACGCTGGTGGATTTTTGCTGGCGTCAATATTCTGCAAGTCGCTATTGAGATGGCTTTTAGGGTCATTTCATCGCGTATAGTCAACGTTTCTCCCGACAATATCTTACATAGTCGATCTTTGGTGGAGTTAAATCGACTACAGTCAACTTTTGACTGTAGTCACATCGCGCATAGTCAACTATTCACATTAACCTTCGCGCATAGTCAACATTTGCGCGGTTCTCATCAAGCAGTGGTACTGATATGCAAGAAGAGAAACAACACTACCTCTACGTTCTGGTGCCGGAGAACGGAGATACTTTTAAAATCGGTATTTCATGTGGTCCATTGGCACGGTTTAAAGGGCTACAAGTGAGTCCCGATTTTGCGCTTTCACGGGTCTATCGTGGTACGCGTTTGGCAATGGTTAATCTTGAGCGGGCTTTACACGCAACCTTTTTCCCCTGGAATGCGCCGTGGGAGAAAAGCGCCGGTGGCGGGCATACTGAATGGTTTACACGAGAGTGTCTTGATAAGGTTTTGGCTCATATCGAATATCTAAATGATATGTGGGGAGGGATTCTCGAGCGCATTAAGTCGAATGATTTACTTCAGCGTCCAGTAGATGCTGCTCGCTCTTTCGAAAAAGAGTTGGATGTTACTTCTATCGTGACTTTCAAAGATGACGCAGGAATGAGGGACGTGGCTTATGTCTCCATATCTGGCTATGAACCGGACGCGATCCGCGCTCAATGTGAATTGCTGAAAGCAGTGTTTATGCTTCGGACTAAATATCCCTGGGAGACAGGGCGGGTGTGCTTCCCTATGGAAGAGTTAACCGCCACCATTGATTCCCAGCTTTACCACGATAATCCAGAGAAGTTTTTTAGCCTTTTAGCCGGTAATGGGCTTAACTGTGTGTCCGGGCTGGGGCGAAGTAGAATCCAACATGCCTCGCTCTTCGGTCCCTTCTTTTACGATCGACACGGGTACTTTGAGGCTGAACTTCCGGCGCTTACGCGTGCTATAGATACTATCGATTTCGAACGATTATTCGCTGCTCTTAGCAAATAACACTGATGCCCCTGAACGGGGCTTTTTTGTGCCCTCCTTGTAACTCTCAATCGTGCAAAATGAACCAAACATGCAGAGAATGCTATGTACAAGCATCTGTGCATACATTATTATTTTATGCAGCATTTTTAAGTAAATTCAAAAATACAGCATAAAGGATGACTTTCGATGAGTGATTCCAGCCAGCTTCACAAGGTTGCTCAAAGAGCAAACAGAATGCTCAATGTTCTGACTGAACAAGTACAGTTGCAAAAGGATGAGCTACACGCGAACGAGTTTTACCAGGTCTATGCGAAAGCGGCACTGGCAAAATTGCCTCTACTGACTCGAGCGAACGTTGACTATGCCGTAAGTGAAATGGAAGAAAAGGGTTATGTTTTCGATAAACGCCCTGCTGGCTCTTCAATGAAATATGCGATGTCAATTCAGAACATCATTGACATATATGAACATCGCGGAGTGCCAAAATACCGGGATCGCTACAGCGAAGCGTATGTGATTTTCATCTCCAATCTTAAAGGCGGTGTGTCAAAAACTGTATCGACGGTTTCTCTGGCGCATGCAATGCGTGCCCACCCTCATCTTCTGATGGAAGATTTAAGGATTCTGGTTATTGACCTTGATCCGCAATCTTCAGCGACGATGTTTTTAAGCCATAAACACTCTATTGGTATCGTAAACGCAACATCTGCACAGGCTATGTTGCAGAATGTAAGCCGTGAAGAGCTGTTAGAGGAGTTTATTGTTCCTTCTGTTGTACCTGGGGTTGACGTTATGCCTGCGTCGATTGACGATGCCTTTATTGCATCCGATTGGAGAGAACTGTGCAATGAGCATCTGCCGGGTCAGAACATCCATGCAGTCCTGAAAGAAAATGTGATTGATAAGCTCAAGAGCGATTATGACTTTATCCTTGTTGATAGTGGTCCTCACCTTGACGCCTTCCTGAAAAATGCTTTGGCCTCGGCCAATATACTGTTTACACCTCTGCCGCCTGCAACGGTTGATTTCCACTCATCGCTTAAATATGTTGCTCGCCTTCCTGAGTTGGTGAAACTCATTTCGGATGAAGGCTGCGAGTGCCAGCTTGCGACTAACATTGGTTTTATGTCCAAGTTGAGTAACAAGGCAGACCATAAGTATTGCCATAGCCTGGCTAAAGAAGTGTTCGGTGGGGATATGCTCGATGTCGTCCTCCCTCGCCTTGACGGTTTTGAACGTTGCGGCGAGTCTTTTGACACTGTTATTTCAGCTAACCCGGCAACGTATGTTGGTAGTGCTGATGCATTGAAGAACGCGCGAATTGCCGCGGAAGATTTTGCTAAAGCAGTTTTTGACCGTATTGAATTTATCAGATCTAACTGAGGAGTAAGAAACCCCCATGTCAAAGAAAAACAGACCAACAATTGGGCGAACCCTTAATCCTTCAATATTAAGCGGATTTGATAGTTCTTCAGCCTCTGGCGATCGAGTCGAGCAGGTATTCAAGTTATCTACTGGTCGCCAGGCCACATTTATCGAGGAGGTAATTCCTCCGAACCAGGTAGAAAGCGATACCTTTGTTGATCAGCATAACAACGGGCGTGACCAGGCATCTCTTACGCCAAAATCATTAAAAAGTATCCGAAGCACTATTAAGCATCAGCAATTTTACCCTGCAATAGGTGTTAGACGGGCTACAGGGAAAATTGAAATTTTGGATGGTTCCCGGCGTCGAGCTTCTGCCATCTTAGAGAACGTAGGGTTGCGGGTTTTAGTCACGGACCAGGAGATCAGCGTTCAGGAAGCGCAAAATTTAGCGAAAGACGTTCAGACAGCATTGCAGCACAGCATTCGAGAAATAGGTCTGCGTTTGATGCGAATGAAAAATGATGGGATGAGTCAGAAGGATATTGCAGCCAAAGAAGGGCTGTCTCAGGCGAAGGTCACGCGTGCTCTCCAGGCAGCGAGTGCTCCGGAAGAATTAGTCGCCCTTTTCCCTGTGCAGTCGGAATTAACCTTTTCGGACTACAAAACGCTTTGTGCTGTTGGCGACGAAATGGGGAACAAGAATTTAGAGTTTGATCAGCTTATTCAAAACATATCCCCGGAAATAAACGACATCTTATCCATTGAAGAAATGGCCGAAGATGAAGTTAAAAATAAAATCCTGCGCTTGATAACAAAGGAAGCCTCACTACTCACGGATAAAGGTTCTAAAGATAAGTCCGTAGTTACTGAATTATGGAAATTTGAGGACAAGGATCGCTTTGCAAGGAAGCGCGTGAAAGGCCGTGCATTTTCTTATGAGTTTAATCGACTCTCAAAAGAGTTACAGGAAGAACTCGACAGGATGATTGGGCATATCCTTAGAAAGAGCCTCGATAAAAAGCCGAAGCCTTAAACTTTCGCCATTCAAATTTCACTATTAACTGACTGTTTTTAAAGTAAATTACTCTAAAATTTCAAGGTGAAATCGCCACGATTTCACCTTGGATTTTACCTTCCTCCCCTCCTCCCGAAAAAAATAAAAAAATTGCTTGTCACGAGAAAGTCAACAAGTGACTTTCAATAAAATCTCTTCCGAAAAGGGATTCACACAAGTGCCTTGTGTTTAAGGAAGAGTAAATTGAGTAACTTACGCGAATACCAGAATCGTATTGCAGATATCGCAAAACGCTCTAAAGCTGTGCTTGGCTGGGCAAGCACTGCGCAGTTCGGTACTGATAACCAATTCATTAAAGATGATGCCGCGCGTGCCGCATCTATCCTTGAAGCTGCACGTAAAGACCCGGTTTTTGCGGGTATCTCTGATAATGCCACCGCTCAAATCGCTACAGCGTGGGCAAGTGCACTGGCTGACTACGCCGCAGCACATAAATCTATGCCGCGTCCGGAAATTCTGGCCTCCTGCCACCAGACGCTGGAAAACTGCCTGATAGAGTCCACCCGCAATAGCATGGATGCCACTAATAAAGCGATGCTGGAATCCGTCGCAGCAGAGATGATGAGCGTTTCTGACGGTGTTATGCGTCTGCCTTTATTCCTCGCGATGATCCTGCCTGTTCAGTTGGGGGCAGCTACCGCTGATGCGTGTACCTTCATTCCGGTTACGCGTGACCAGTCCGACATCTATGAAGTCTTTAACGTGGCAGGTTCCTCTTTTGGTTCTTATGCTGCTGGTGATGTTCTGGACATGCAATCCGTCGGTGTGTACAGCCAGTTACGTCGCCGCTATGTGCTGGTGGCAAGCTCCGATGGCACCAGCAAAACCGCAACCTTCAAGATGGAAGACTTCGAAGGCCAGAATGTACCAATCCGAAAAGGTCGCACTAACATCTACGTTAACCGTATTAAGTCTGTTGTTGATAACGGTTCCGGCAGCCTACTTCACTCGTTTACTAATGCTGCTGGTGAGCAAATCACTGTTACCTGCTCTCTGAACTACAACATTGGTCAGATTGCCCTGTCGTTCTCCAAAGCGCCGGATAAAGGCACTGAGATCGCAATTGAGACGGAAATCAATATTGAAGCCGCTCCTGAGCTGATCCCGCTGATCAACCACGAAATGAAGAAATACACCCTGTTCCCAAGTCAGTTCGTTATCGCGGCTGAGCACACGGTACAGGCGGCGTATGAAGCACAGCGTGAATTTGGTCTGGACCTGGGTTCCCTACAGTTCCGCACCCTGAAGGAATACCTGTCTCATGAACAGGATATGCTACGTCTTCGCATCATGATCTGGCGCACTCTTGCGACCGACACCTTTGACATCGCTCTGCCGGTTAACCAGTCCTTTGATGTATGGGCAACCATCATTCGTGGCAAATTCCAGACTGTATATCGCGACATTATTGAGCGCGTTAAATCTTCTGGTGCGATGGGGATGTTTGCTGGTGCTGATGCAGCATCTTTCTTCAAACAGTTGCCGAAGGATTTCTTCCAGCCAGCCGAAGACTATATCCAGACTCCGTATGTTCACTACATCGGTACCCTGTTCGGTAACGTGAAAGTGTACGAAGTACCTGCTGGTATTTGTAAGAACTTAACGACAGAGAACATTCAGTTCAGCTCGATGGATGTGCTGTGCTACGTCCGTGATGAAAATCCGGGTAAAGCAGGCTTTGTGACTGGTGATGCTGTCCCGGCTATCCCGTTCCAGCATCCGACCACTCCGGCGCTGGTCAACCGTACCACACTGTGGGGTTCGGCTATCAACGATATGCACCCACGCAACGGCGCTGATTACTTCACTCGTGTAACGCTGACAATGGCCAAAAAAGGCGGGCTTAACTTTATAAGCGGCGACACGATTGATGCCGGTGACTCTGAGTAATCAGGGGAAGTTCTCCGTTTAACATAGCGCCCCCGTGCGGGGCGCATAACAGGGAAAGTTATGTCTCAATATTCAATTCAACAGTCATTAGGTAATGCATCCGGCGTCGCTGTTAGCCCGATCAATGCCGATGCGACGTTATCTACCGGTGTTGCATTAAATAGCAGCTTGTGGGCTGGTATTGGCGTATTTGCGCGTGGCAAGCCGTTTACTGTTCTTGCGGTTACTGAGTCCAATTACGAAGATGTTCTCGGCGAACCGCTGAAGCCGTCTTCCGGCTCACAGTTCGAACCAATTCGCCATGTATACGAAGCTATTCAGCAAACGTCTGGTTATGTTGTTCGCGCTGTTCCGGATGATGCGAAGTTCCCGATTATTATGTTCGATGAATCAGGCGAACCGGCTTACAGTGCGTTGCCATACGGTTCTGAAATTGAACTTGATAGTGGCGAAGCCTTTGCTATCTACGTTGATGATGGTGATCCGTGTATTTCACCTACCCGTGAGTTAACCATCGAAACGGCAACAGCGGACAGCGCGGGTAATGAACGCTTCCTCTTAAAACTGACCCAGACGACTTCGCTCGGTGTGGTAACGACCCTGGAGACACACACTGTGTCTTTGGCGGAAGAAGCGAAAGATGACATGGGCCGCTTGTGTTATCTGCCTACGGCTCTGGAAGCCCGTTCTAAATATCTGCGCGCGGTTGTTAATGAAGAGCTGATTTCGACGGCGAAAGTAACAAATAAAAAATCGTTGGCGTTCACTGGTGGTACCAACGGTGATCAGTCGAAAATCTCAACCGCTGCGTACCTGCGTGCGGTGAAAGTGCTGAACAATGCGCCGTACATGTACACCGCTGTTCTTGGCCTGGGCTGCTATGACAATGCGGCTATCACCGCATTAGGTAAAATCTGTGCAGATCGCCTGATTGATGGCTTCTTTGATGTCAAACCGACATTAACGTACGCAGAAGCACTACCAGCTGTTGAGGATACCGGTTTACTTGGTACCGATTATGTAAGCTGTGCTGTCTATCACTTCCCGTTCTCCTGCAAAGACAAATGGACCCAATCCCGTGTGGTCTTCGGTCTGTCTGGCGCGGCGTATGCGGCGAAAGCTCGTGGCGTCAAGAAAAACTCTGATGTCGGCGGTTGGCATTACTCACCGGCTGGTGAAGAACGTGCCGTCATTGCTCGTGCGTCAATTCAACCGCTGTATCCGGAAGATACCCCGGACGAAGAAGCAATGGTTAAGGGCCGCCTCAATAAAGTATCTGTTGGCACCTCTGGCCAGATGATCATCGACGATGCTTTAACTTGCTGCACGCAGGATAACTATCTGCACTTCCAGCACGTCCCATCCCTGATGAATGCAATCAGCCGTTTCTTTGTCCAGTTAGCCCGCCAGATGAAGCATAGCCCTGACGGTATTACTGCCGCTGGTCTGACTAAAGGGATGACCAAACTTTTGGATCGCTTTGTCGCCTCCGGCGCTCTGGTGGCTCCTCGTGATCCTGATGCTGACGGTACAGAACCGTATGTGCTGAAAGTTACGCAGGCGGAATTCGATAAATGGGAAGTAGTCTGGGCCTGCTGCCCGACTGGCGTAGCCCGTCGTATCCAGGGCGTACCGCTGCTTATTAAGTAAGGGAATACAATGAGCAAAAACTTTTTTCAATCCGGGGCATTTTTGGGGAATGGACTGTCTCGTTTCGCTTTGAACTCTGATCCTGTGCAGCTGATGGAGTCTGCCCGAGCAAGCGCCGAACCGCCAACAGATCCGGTTATTAATAATAATCCGGAACCGGCGGCACAGACTAACGATAACGTTCCATCTGCCCCGGCTCCTGAGCAAATCCTGGAAGGGAAAGACGGTAAAGAATGGACCGTCGAACAGGCGCACCAGATGATTCTGGAAGCTGCAAATCGAAGTGCTATGCAGAATGCGTTGAGTGATGCGGCCGACGCCGTTTTCGCCTGGGCTGATAGCGGTGATCTGACTTTCGACTCCCTTGATGGTTTCGTTCAGGCTATCGCTGGTATCTCTGATGACGACGACTCCGAAGTTACAGAAGAACAGGACGATGCCTATAACGAAGCATGGGCAAATGTTGCTGACTTCCTCGCAGCATGCGGTGTAGATGATGACCTGATCGAAGCACTGGCTGACGATGAAGACGATGACGCTGCTGCTGATGTTGGTGCCTCTATCGCTAGTTTAGATAGCGACGACCGCGACGAACTGGAAGCGGCGTTTGTTGTTGCTGGCACTTCTGATGAAATGCTGACTGAAGCATTTAAGAAGGTTGTTCGTAACGGTGAGATCAAACTCATCCGTAAACGCCTGCGTAAAAAACGTCTGACTGCGGCTCAAAAATCGGCGCTAAAAAAAGCGCGTCGAAAAGCCCAGACTGGCGCGGCAAAACTTGCCCGCAAAAAGTCAATGAAACTGCGCCGTAAGCGCCTTGGCTAAAGGAGGAGGCCGGGGAACTCCGGCCTTTAACTTGAATGGCTCCTATAGCTTATGGGGTTTACAGCCAGGCTGACGGTGTATCGCCATATCTGAAAGTTACTTTAACGAACTCTCAGTACCAGGTTACCGGATATATCAGCCAGGGAGCGGCAATGAACATGGCCCAGAATTGGGAAGCGCCGTTTACCGGTATGTCCATGGGATCTGTTTCTGGTGCTCTGGGTGGTTTTGTGCAAGTAGGTACTGAAACAACGTCGGTTGCCCGTTGGAATAGCTTAATGGTTTGGGAAGGGGGGACTCCGCCGACGTTCACGCTGCCTGTAACTTTCATTGCTTTGAACAATCCATTCATTGAAGTTTCAGGCGCTATCGCCGCGTTGACAGCCATGATTAGCCCGGAACTAAAAGCGGCCAATGTTGGTGGTCGAATCCCGGAGCGCGTGACGCTAAACATTGGTCGCCGGATCAACATCACCGATGTCGCCATCCAGGACTTAAGTTTTGATCTCGATGCGCCAAGGGACAGTAATGGATATTTCCTGAAAAACACCGTCAACCTCCAGTTGACCGGTTCTTCGATATATAACAGCTCCGATATTGTTCGGGCGTTCCAGTAAAAGGATTTTATATGGGGCACAATAACACTAAGGGAAACCGTAAATTTATTAAGGGCCGCTATACTGCCAACGCGGCCAAAGGCGAACGACTGGTATCTTCTGAATTCCAGCTCACTTTTGCAGGCCATGAAGATATCAGCGTACTGGTTCGCACGTCGCAAATTCCTGAAATGACCCGCGAGGATGTGGAGGACTATGGTCCGAATGGTGTGAAGTTCAACCAGCACGGACCAATTCGAAACTCTGGGGAAATCCAGGTCCAGTGCGTGGAGACTATCGAAGGCGATATTCTTCAGTTCATCAAGGATCGCATTGCGGCGAAGGACTATGTTGATATCACGATGGCTGCTACCCCTGAATCCAAATCTTCCGGGGTTAACGCTGTGACAAAAGCTGCTACAACAATTGAAATGTTGGACTGCAAAATCTACAGTGATGCAATCGACTTTAGTACCGAAGATGTGACTGCTGCTGTGCGCCCGTCACTTCGTATCGTCTACAACTGGATTGAGTGGGATTAAGAGTCATCCCTTGTATTTTAAAGCTCCTTCGGGAGCTTTTTTGTGCTTAAATCATGTCAATATAGCGAAATTTTGAGCATATTATGGAAATTGATTTTTCATACTCTCCTGAAACGATAGAACGAAGATTTGAAATAATTGGATGCAAAACTATTTCCGAGGAGCATTATTGGATTCTCTATGATGCCAATACATGGTTATGTGCCTTAGCAGAATGTCAGCCATCGTTATGTGTAGGGGAGGGGGCTTTTCGACATAAGGTGCTGGCTACACTTGAAGTGAACACGTTACGATATTGGTGTGTAGAAATACTTAGTGATAACAAAGAATTGCACTTATTATTGCTGAATAAGTGTGCTTCTCTGCGCAGAAAAGCATGAAAAAACCCAACCGCTCTCCCGGAATTATCAGAAGAATATGTGCGGAAAGTTATAGCTAGCTATTGAAAAGCTAAAGTAGATCGGTTAGATTTGCATTACTCATCTACCATGTGTAGAAAGAGCGATCGAACCCGATACATAGCAATATGTGTCGGGTTCAGCTTTTTATGTCCCAAGTGCTCTTTTTCTGCTTTGTTTGAGTGTTCTGATTTTACTGTCATAGGTTACAACATAGGCTGTTTTGAGAAGCCAATAGTCTCTACGTGCGGATAGCACAACAACGTAGTTTTCACACTCATTCCAGATTACCCACTCTTCAGTTGGTCCTCGTCTTTCAGACCAACATGATATATCGCAATGGTTATAATTCCTTATCATGTGCGCGATCCAGCGAATTCGCTTGCACCGTTCAAGATCGGGTATACGTTCTTCTTCTATTTTTCCCTCTGATACTAAATGCCAAAATCCGAATTCTTTCCCATTATATTCCGGTGAATAACGTAATCGAACAGGGAGACCCTTAAACGTTATATTAGATATTAAAATATCTTCTCTAACAACATCATATACATCGTCTATATACTCTTGCCAACTTCCATTGAAGTACAATAAATCTGGCATTTGAAGCATCAGCGAGCCTCCCACACGAAAATATTAAATTTACTTTCTGTTGGAAGAGTACTTTTTAGTAACTCCCTGTTTGTATGTGATTTTATTCTGTTTATGACTTGGATTTTTCCCGCGTTGCTATTCATTCCTCGATGAACGTAGCCTAACGCGCCAATGAAAAGATCCGTTAGCTGCAATTGCTGCACTTCATGAGATCGTATATGTTGAATTCTGTTTATCGACTCATGATTGTAATCATAGCGATCATTGTGAAGAACCCCTCTTAATTTCTCAATTTTTTCAATACCTAAAGTATCTTTTATATCTAGGTAGATATTGTATGTGTTGTTACTTTCTATTATGTTTTTTAAGACATAAAAAAACATCTTATAATAGAAAGTATTATGATCTTGATGGAATCGAGCATGGTCCAGTTGCTCTTTATCAGGAACAACAACACCTCTAAAGCGCAATGCAGGGTTGCTGAAGAAGTAATCTACGACATCTAAGTAAAATTCAACTTTGGACGCAGATACTTTAGTCCACTTGATTTCGAAATCAGGTTTTAGATTGTGTTTTAATTTTAATTCCTTGATGTCTCTAGCAATTTTTTTTGTGATAGTGCCGGGACACCAAAGCGCACCCAATACCATGACTTTATTATGATCATTTAGTAGGTGACAGGATTCATCGCAGAATACATTAAATGTTCTTCGGTTCAACATGTTAACTCCACTTATTGTTAGGTAGAATTGTCCGTTAGTTGTTTATTAATTGCAATAATGGGGCGTCCAGTTTTGGCAACAGTGTCCTCTTACCAGGACACCTATGAGTTTGCCTTATGGCAAACTAGAGGTGTTGAAAGTATGCATGGTTATAATTAGAGCAATTCATTACCCTCTGAATCCTGCCGGTATACCCCATTGTTCGTTATCTTTATTTTTGGCTAAAACCGCATTAAGAGCTTCGTTTACCGTCATGCAATGCGGTAGGTTATCGAAGTTTGATATCCCGCCAATATCAGGCGAACGCTTGTTCTTCAGGTAAGCATATTTCCGCGCAGCCGCCTCTACTTTCTGCTTGAACTCATGTTTTTGAGTGCGTTTTTTGGATAACCGCAGATTGTCAGCCTTTGCTTTTGCCTTAGCGATCCATGAAGTCAATTTTTTGAGGCTGGTCGTTCCGGCACCGCCGGAAACTGATCTTTTTGTTTTTTTAACTTGTGACTTCTTATTCTTTATTGCCACGTCATCCTGACAGGGGGAGGGGGTATCATTTTGACATGGGGGTGTGGATAAAAAATTAAATAAAGCCAATGTCTTAGCGAGAACAGCTTTAACCTTGGTTGCCGCTGAAGAGATCTTTAATTTGCTTTCTATCAGCGCATTTTTGGCTTGTTGTGCGAAGGCCAAAAAGGATGGTGTAAACCGGTACAGGTTAGCGCGACGTTCACGGTGATCGCCGATAACAATCTCTACAGACAGAATTCCTTTGTTTACAGCTTCACGGAATGCACGAACGACGGTTGATTGGCTATAACCAGTTTCTGCCGCGATCAGGCGGTGAGGCTTGTGAATGAAGTATTCACTGGTTGTTGCCGCGAGATTTGCACATTGCGACAGGATATGCCCGGCGCTACGGGATAGACCGGAGTGTGTTACAAAGCAGGCCAATTCATAGCCAGAAAAAGTAAAATCGCTCATCGTTATACAGCTCAGGAAAGTGACTTTAGCCAGCATTACAATGCTGGTGGTTCTTACTACGTCTGTTAGCGCGTTGCCGCGACAGGTACCAGCACACCAGCATCAAGCAATCGCTTCATCAGCCACTGCTGACCTTTGCCGGTTATACGAGTCGTGAAAGAAATCCTGCTTCCATTGCTTGTATCGATCACGGTTTCTTTAAGGGTGAAATACCCACGAGATATGTATTCTTGTTTGGGGACGTTCCTGCGTTCACCGGTTGCGATCAGAATTCCGTTATCACGCAACCAGGTGAAGAGATAGTTTTGGCCCAGGCCGAGCACTTTGGCATAGTTGCCGATTAGAACCCCGCTGGCGGTAGCAACGCGTTCGGCGAATTCGACTTTAGGTGCATCCATAAGCATTTTTTGCTCCAGCCGTTGCTTTTGCTCTGCCAGGTCGGCAGCCAAACGGAGAGCTTCAGGGAGACTCTGCGGAATAGCAGGTTGTAATCTTCCGGCTCGATAGTCGATAAATGTCTGGTTTACCTTCAGCCGAAATGCGGGAGAAATCCAGCCTGCGTACTCCACAGCGAGCAATTCATGGGCAAAAGTGCCGCCGCCACGGCCTTCGAACGAAACTATGCAATTCTGCATAGTTTCTTTTTCAAGCTCTTCGATGAGCTGTTTGGCTGACAGCGTTCTTAGCCATTGAGCTGGCGCTTTATGGGCACCGAGTCCGCTCGCTCTGTGTAGAGCATTAAGGTTGTAACGGCCAGCGCGGTCGGTCGTAATTTCAACACCACAAATAACAGGCAGAGTGGTTGAAGGATCGACATTTTGATGAAGGTTTGATATATTCATATCCGCATTGAATGTTTGTTGCATTTTTTCTCCAAATTTGCATCAACCTTCAATCACCAGCTCGAAATGGTGATTCTTTGCACTTAGAAAACGAAATTTATTAGAGCAAATTTTTCTAACTCGATCCAGATCGGGTTGGTCGATCTGCTCAGAAACCTGCCAGTTTGCTGGCAGGTTTTTTTCTTTTGTTAACCTATTGCTACTGGTTTTAACAAACCAGCATCAAGTAGCTTGCGAGTTAACCACTGCTGGCCTTTACCCGTTAATTGGGGCGTCAGCCGTATCTGGTAGCCATTTTCATCATCCAGTACCACTTCTTTCACCGTGAAATACCCGGCGTTGATGTACTGTTGGCGCGGTACGTTTTTGCGCGCACCAAAAGCCATGAGAATGCCGTTCTGGCGCAACCATGAGAAAAGGGCGTTTTGCTTAAGTCCAACGACCTTTGCAAAGTTCCCGATCAGGATTCCATTAGCCACTGATACCCGGTCGGCAAAATCGACTTTAGGGGCTGCGGCCACCAGCTGCTGATTTAGCTGGTGAGTTTTCTGTTCCAGTAGCTGCTTTTGTTCAGCCAGCTCGGCAGCCAGGCGCAGAGCTTCGGGAAGCGTCTGGGGGATTGCGACCGGTTGCTGTTCTTTTTGCCGGAAGTAGCTATCTTCCAGTTTTTCAAAGAATGCCCACGCTTGCTCTGTGTCTACGATCTTAGACATGCGTGCCGCTCCGCGTTCGGTCCAGAGTATTAAGGATCTGGTCTTGGGGGAAATTTGCAACTCGCTAAAAGATAGTCGCAAACTTTTTATCTCATCTCCTTTGATTTTAAAGAAGTGTTTACCCTCTACAAATCGTTCTTCATTGCGATTGTAGTTCTGCTGAATACGAATAGGTGTAGTGCCATACCCTCTAGCAAGAGTCTCGGTTGTCACGACGCGTACTCCCTGCCATTCCAGAACGGGAATTTCATCAGGATGATTTTCAACATTTATAGGTTCCAATGCCTGAATCATGGTATGTAGCGAACGGCGGACCGCTTTTGACTCGCGCGCGGCAACTCGCAGGGCTTGTTTGTAGGTCATGGTTATGACAACCATAGGCGTACCGCCACCTGGCGGCACGGTTGCACTTTTTGTGTAACCGTCCTCACCTTCTAATTCGTCGAGTATTTTTTCGATGAATTTGTTGTTCCGAACCTCTGGTTCCCCACATAACTTACGCGCTTCATTGACCATCTTTAACAGTGTCTGGCTGTCGATTGTGTCTCCAGTGTTGGAGATAACATTCACAGCTGGTGATGGCGTAGCTGAAGCAACAGGTGCTGGTTTTTCAACATTCAAATTATTACCGGTCATTCTATGTGCCTCCTTTCTCATTTCTGCTGCCACTGTTGCGTAACGTAGACGTCCTTGTTCAATCAAATAGTCCCTGATCTCGGCTATCAGTAGCCTGTTGATCACAGCCTTATCTGTTCGGGTATAAAAACGCCTGGTTATCATGAAATAGTTGGCAATTGCGCCGGGGATCTCCCGTGTCGGCATACAGGTTGTATGCAGGGCGATCGCTTCGGCTATTTCATTACGGGTGACGAGAGGTTTTTTCATAAATCCCCCTGAACGTCGGCAGAGAAGGGGAGGTTCCAGTAACTAAGTGAATTGCGCGAGTTAGTTGAAAAACGGGCAGTAAAAATGCAGGGGCCATCAGGCAATTGAGAGCGTGCTTCGTCTTCTGTTGCTGCGATGACGAAGTGATAGTGGTGTTTTTTACAGGAATAGAAACGCCAGATGAATTCTTGGCGTGCGCAAGGATTGGCATTAACCATAGTTACGGCCTCACAATCAGGTTTAACAACCTGCTACCCGCTGCTAAACAGGTGGCAGGACGTGACGGGGTTAGCAGACTGGCGATTGTGAAACCAGCAGGCCGAAGCCTCCCCATCACGCCCCACCATAATTTGGGCGTAACGCGGTTTTACGGACACAAAAATACCGCAATATCGGATATCTGCGGCTGTCCGCACAATCATTCAGGCTGCTAAACCCGGTCGCAGAATTTGCTACGACGGCGAAACTATAAGCCTGAACGATTAAAAGGTCAATATGATGCGAAAAGATAGCATTCACGACTTAAAAATACAAATTTATTAGAGCATTGTTTGTTTAATAAATGCACAATTGGATCTAATAACCTCTTTTTTTTAAAGGCGAAAATATGTACCCTAAATGAGTTATAAGGCAGGTGAGGTTATAATGAGAAAACTATTACTACCGTTATTATTTATGGCTGGGACTGTTAATGCAGCATCAAGCGTAAAGGAGATTTGTACCGATTATACGAAATACCTTGGGCACGTTTACGCCTTTGCGATCAATGACTATTAATCCATGCGTAGGAGTGGATTTATGCTGATTCGTTTGTTTTTAGTGCTTTCCTTTTTAACATTTAATGTTTTTGCTGATGAAGTTGACTTTTCGAAGGTAGATTGTAATTCAGTGGAAACAAGAAAAGCTCTTATTGAAGAATATAACGAAATATTATCGTCATATGGAATAACAGTGGTTGATTCTTATAATCAAAAAACTATTCAGAAAGGAATAAATAAACTGGTCTGTTATGGGGTTTACCAATATTCAGATGGCTCTTCGGAGTATGTTATTTATAAAGCATACCCAAATAGTCTTGGTGAATTAATTAGTGAGTTTAAACCGATTAATGAGTGAATGGAAAATGAAATTATTTAATGTAATAACATTTTGTTGTGCTATTTTTGCTGGAAGCGCGATAGCTGATAATAAATTGCCAGATTGGCTTTCTACCTCAAAGAAAGATTATGATTTAGTAAGGGCATTCTATTTGTCTGGATTTGCTTCGAAAGCAATGAACAATCAATTTGGTTATCATTTGCCATCTGAGTTGGTTAATGATTTTAAAGATAATGAATTTGCTGCTCAGGAAAAATGGAACACAATTCCAATTGTGTATGGTGAAATAAAATCCATAAGAATGGTGAATAATAAACCAATTGTAGAGTTATTTACTCCAGGGGAAAATGCAACGCCACTAAATTATATCAAATTGAAAATATTGGATTCAAAGCAAGACTCTCTGTTAAAACTAAAAAAAGGGGATGATATATATGCAGTGTGCTCAGGTGCTAATTTTAGCTTAGTGCCAATTCTGAGCAACTGCACTCCTGCAACAGACGTCATTGATGCTGCACTCTCTTTTTCTGGTGAATATATGTTCCCTGCTTTTGATTCTTTTTCGCCTACTAAGCAAAACGTCAAATATATATTCACAAATCAAGATCCTGTTCAGATGATGAATTTTATAGGGTACCTATCCTTAGTCGATACAACGAAGGATAAGAAAAAAATGGATATGGTTCGTAAGTGTACGCCTTGGAAGCCGGAATGTTCACAACAATTCGTTGATGTAATGGAAGGATTTGATAGCATCATGTATAAATATGAGGGAGAATTTAAAAATTACATAGAATTAAAATAGTATTTGAAAGGATAGTCAATTTAAGTTTAAAAAAACGCCCATTAAAGGGCGTTTTATTGTTTTACTCAAAACAACCTGATTATGTGATAACCATATCATATCCCTCATTCCACCTACACTGATTACCCCCCAGACAACAATATTCCTACTCAATGAACAAATGACTACTCGTAGAATCGGTTAACACACCAGATTCTACGAGGTTTCAATGACACCACGACAATTACTCGAAGACGTCAAATCCCGCTTCACACCTTTGATTGCGGATGAACCTACCTTACTGGAATCCCTGCTAAGAAAAGCATTGGGAACCTACCAGGATAGGGCGGGGCACATCAAGCGGATACGCATCACCGATCAGGCCAGTAAATCACTTGCTTGCCCAGTTGATTTTCTTGCGCTCGTATCGGTTACAGATCACACCGGCGATCTTGTCTACTCCGATGTTTACGATGGGAATATCGAGCTTGAAGATACCCATCGAGCGGTATACCCACTGAATGTGTCATATCTGGCTAATTTGCGTGATATGGATCTGGATAATGGGGATGTGCCACCTGAAATCATTGGGTTACTTTCTGACTATCTGGAAGTGCTAATCGCGATACCTAACACTGATCGCCTGCGAAGAATATCTATCGCGGGGAAACTCGATGCCAGTAATTTATCCGACGAGAACACGCTGTATCAGCGAAAGCTGGATCTGGAAGAGAAAATGAGCGCAACAAGGGCAATTATCCCGGGAATTGTTCTTTTCTCATCCATGTTGAAGTGAGGGGGCTGATATGGGGCTTAATGTTGCTTCAGTAAAGTCTTATGTATCTTCGGCATTAACGACGACATTATTTGGCTCCGGCGTTGGTGAGCGGGAAGTTGGTAAGCTGACGTCAATCATCATGAACAAAATGCTGTTCGCGCAAGGATGGCAGTTCTCTGTCGAAGTTGATGGTCTGGAGGGGGCAGACTTCTTTGCTAAAGACATTACCTACCACGATTACAGCATCGAATATGAAACGATTAAAATCGGCGGAGGGAATATCCTTCAGCCAACGGAGCGTTCGCCTGGGCAGATAACAATGATGGTCAGGGATACCGTTGATGGCCTCGTTTTGGACTGGTTTAAGACGGCAAAAAGTCGGGTGATCAATCCGGACGGTACCGGGAATATACCGTCTAAATATTTGCTCAATGTGCGTATTTATCGGTTGCTGTCCTCCGGTTTAACCAAACTGGAAAATGAGATGACGGTATTCCCGGTCACTACCGGCGATGTCACCTATGCGCGGGATCAGGTTACGGAATTTAAGTCATTCCCAATGACCTTCGCATTGCACAGCACGTTTAACCAATCCTCAAGTTCTTTAGCTTCCCTTCTGGGCTTTAGTTTTTCGCTTTAAATTAAGGAGCAAGGATGCTTTTACCCCTTTTCCCGCTACCATCGCGGCCAACTGAATTAATCCAGTTCCGTCAGCCAAATATTGCTGATGCGATGCGTTTCAACTCGATAACACCGGAGGAACAAGAACAACAGACAACGGCGTATTTAAAAGCCTTGCTGGCTGAACCCGCGAAACATGATCCCCTGACATGGACGGCGCAGGACCGGATTACCGCGTTATGGTGGATATTTACCGGCTCCCGTGAAACACCGGTCGAGACATTCACCTACACCTGTAAACATTGCGGTAAAGAGCATTATTACGATTGCGATATGAATGCTCTGGCTGAAGATATCCAGGTCCTGGAAGTGGAACCTTTCATTGACGATATTGAGGTGTCTGTAGAGGGAGTACCTTATCAATGGCGTATCGTGCCGCTTGATGGTTGGGCAATGGAAATGCTGGAGATGCGCCGTGCAGCATTGCCACCTGAAGACGACGCGGAATTCAAAGAAGCGATCGTTGATTTGCGTTTTTGGGAATTCGCTTATCAGTGTGAGCTTTATAACGATGTTAGCGGTACTCGTGAAGATCAGGCTGAGCGTCGTTATGAAACGATTAAACGGATGGCCATTGATACTGAATTTATGAAGCTGGCGGCACACATCCGACTGGCTCATGAAAAGCTCGAACATGGTTTACCGTGCTACATCGATAAAGGTGAAATGCGTCTTCGTCTCCCGCCGCATAAATGCCCAAATCAGGATAAAAAGGAGTCCACAGAGGGTGCATATACCCGTCTGTGGGTGCCCTTTCGGGCTACCGACTTCATTCCACAGGTGGGGATTGAAAAGCTATCAGACCTTAGTGTCCAACCTGGTTTTGTATGGGGGTATACCGATTCAGGACGCTGAAAGGCTTACTGAATCCTATGCGTTTTTCCTGTTGGAGAAACTGGAAGAAAAACTTAAACCGAAACGGTAGGCGATAAGATCATGGAAAGAAAAAACGCCAATATTGACGATGTTATAAGGACAGTTGAAACCGCCAGCGCGAAAGAGCTGGAAGAGCTTGCAGGTATTCGGGAAGCTGTTGAAGATTTGAAAGGGGAACGCGTTGCAACGGTTGACCCAGTATCTCGCAGTGTGTCGGCATTAAATCGCACAATCGAAAATTCACGTCCTGACTTTGTGACCAATGCGCCATCAGTGGACCCTATTGTTGACGCAATAAAACGGCTTAATTTAGGGGACGTTTCTCGTATACGGGAGGACAAAGTCACTAACCGTGAACAGCAGGCTGCACCAACAGCGCACAATCCCCCAAATAGACGAAGAGAGGCAATAACAGAGGATGTTAAAGCACAGCGGTTAGAACCGGTCAAACTCGCTCGTGATTTGAAAGGGGAACGCGTTGCAACGGTTGACCCAGTATCTCGCAGTGTGTCGGCATTAAATCGAACAATCGAAAATTCCCGGCCAGACTTTGTGGCCAATGCGCCATCAGTAGACCCTATTGTTGACGCAATGAAACGACTTAATTTAGGGGACGTTTCTCGTGTAGTTCAGGAGGGCATTGCTCAACAAGAACAGCAGGCCAAATCAACTACACCAAAGGGTAAAAAACGACGCAGGAAGGCTATACCAGAGGATATAAAGGCACAACGGACCGAAGCAGCCGAACACGCTCGCGAAATGTTCGATCAAAAAGGCGGTGCGCAAAAAAGCCAAAACCAACGCGATGCGCGTGGTCGTTTTATTGGAAAGTCAGGGAGTAAGGCCGCAGCGGAAGATGCCCGTGCTGAACGTGCTGAAAAGGCCAGGCGCAAAGAGGATGATGAGCGTCTAAATGCTGAATCAGGTTTATTAAAAAAACTGTCAAAAGTAGCTGAAGGCATAGGTAACCCTTCAGAGACTCGTGCCGTTGATGCGTTAGGTTATGCCGTTGCTGGTCCATTGTGGGCAGCAGGGAAGGAGCTTGGCGGGATATCAAAAGAAGTTGGTGGATCGCTTAATGGTGCCAGAAAGTCTATTGCCGATGTGATTCGTGGCAATGACGATAACAGCCGTAGAAAAGGTTTTTTTAGGCGTAAATCGCAAAATAGTGCCGATGTCGTTCAGGTTAACACCCAAAAACGGACAGTTCAGGAACTTCAGGAGCAGACCAGCGAAATTAAAGAGGGCAATGACAAGATTCTCAGCGCCCTTGATCAGATAGCCAAAAACACCGGGAAAAAGAAGGGCGGCTTGCTGTCCAAACTATTTAGCCTGTTAGGGAAGGGGGCCGGTGGCGTCGCGTCGTTGTTAATGGGGCGTGGCATGCTGAAAAAAGCTGGAGCACTCGCTTTTGGCGCTCTGGGGGCAAAGAAACTTGTAGGAATGCTACGCGGTGGTGGCAAGAAGACTATCGCCCATGAAGGTGGAGATTTGGCTGCCCGGGCAGCAGGTAAACTTGGATTAAAGGCAGTTGGTAAAGGGGCGTTACGCGCAATTCCCTTAGTCGGCACAGTGGCTGGAGGTATTTATGATGCGGTAACCGGTTGGAATGATACAGAAGCGCAACGTCGAGCGTTTGGGCTTAAATCAGGACAAGATCCATCATTCCAGCAAAAAGCCGCTTATACGTTAGCCAATGTTCTTGATATGGGGGGACTGGTATCTGGTATTAGCAGCGCCATTGGTGAGGTTCTCAAATCACTTGGATTTGAGGATATCGGCAATATGTTGCAATCATTTTCGACGGAAAGTATTGCCCAGGCCATTGATAGTGGGATTACCAACTTAGAAACATATATTTCTAACCTTGGCGACACCATTTCTACCAAGTTCGAAGATTACACAGCAAAGATTGGTGATGCTGTTTCAGCATGGTTTAGCGATACATCTAATAAGCTGCTTGAAAAGCTGGATGCCATCAAAGACTTCTTTACTGTTGATAACCTGAAACAGGTTTTCAGTGATGCAATTGATAGTGCAATTGATTTCATTAAGAACCCAGGGAAACACATTAAAGAGGCGGCTGGTAATATTTGGGATGGGGTTAAAAATTTACCTGGTAAAGCATTAGATGCAGCGGTTGATGCCGTTAAAAATACCCCTGCGGCAATGATTGTATCAAAAATACCCAATCCGATCGGCGAGGCTAATGCGAAAGAAATCGCTCCAGAGTTAAAAGCTCCGGTTAATAGCGAGGCTAATGCGAAAGAAATCGCTCCAGAGTTAAAAGCTCCGGTTAATAGCGAGGCTAATGCGAAAGAAATCACTCCGGAGTTAAAAGCTCCGGTTAATAGCCACCAGGAGACATCTGATTCTAAAACTGAATCCGATGCCAAACAGACTAATATTGTTACCCGCGTGATAAATGCGGCACTGGACACGGCGAAAGATAGCAATAAAACAGTTAAAGAAACTGCTAATCAGATTATCAATACAAATGCCGTAGAAACGGGCAATAGCGCGTTGCAGAAAATTGATAAAGCTATTGGTCAAAATAGCTCGTCATCATCGTCGCTTAATACCACTGGCACCAGGAATGACATTCAGAAAGCTGCGGATACCTACAACAATGGCCGCTTGGATGTAAAAGTCGGAAGTCTTGGATCTGAAGGTAAGGCAAATCTCGATAAGTTGGCTCCGTATTTTGCTGAACTAGAGAATAAATATGGTCTTCCAGAAGGCACTCTTTACGCGATTGCTGCAACTGAATCTGGTGGTAATCCGTATGCAAAATCCCAAACCGGTGCTCTGGGAATGTTTCAGTTCACGGGGATTGCTCGTGAAGAGACTGGCTTAGCTGAAGGTGAATCGTTTGATCCTGTGAAATCGGCAGAAGCTGCGGCTCTTCTCATGAGCAAGTATCTGAAGCAAGCCAATGGAGACTTAAACGAGGCCATCACTGCATATAACGCTGGGTTTGGCACTATCAATAAGTGGAAAAAAGGCACAGGTGACTTATCGAAAGAAAACCGTGAGTACGCGATCAAGGTCAATACTCATCGTGCTCGCTATTTAGGTGGTGAAATCTATACACCTGGAGCAGGAGCACAGGGTGGGGCGCAATATGGAGTGAGGGGACCACTGCCTGATAACGCTGTTATCGATCAGTCTACTGGCCTGGCGTTTACCCCTGGTGATAGCCCGTTTGAGAAAGGCGGTCTGGTAGACAAAATCGGCAATGCTGTTGGCGTTAACGATCTGGTCAACAAATTCATGAATGGCCGGGGTATGCGTCGGGAAGTCGTTCAGGGAACGCTCGAAGAACGTGCACGAGGGAAGGGGACCGCAACAGCAGCTGGCAATGTGTATGTTGATACTCCGATGCCAGTTGAAGAGGCGCGTCCGGTGGCCAGCAACTCAAGTTACTTTGACCAACTCGGCGCACAAATGGGGATTGATGGACTATTCGATAAACTCCGCAACTCGCCGGGGATGCGGAAAAATAATGCGCCTGAACCAGCCTCCACGTCCAAGGTGACGACTGCCGCCAACGATTTGCAGCAACCAACCGGTCGTATGCAGATAGACGGGCAGGTTATTAGTGACCTTGGCGGTTCCGGTGCCAAGCCGACAATGCAGTTGGCTGATAATACCGTTTCACTTGATGGTGAAACGAAGCGGCTGTTTGCGCAGATGACCTCATTGCTTGCCAGGATTGAAGAGCACACCAAAGACTCGGCGAAAGGCCAGGGAACTGTCGTAAAGGTCAGCACGCCTCAGCCGGGCGTTATGCGCACGGTACCACTGTCAATTGATGATCCGTTGATGAATGACTACGCGAGAGTTGATTGATGGCCAACAATAACGAAATTGATCCTTTGCTGACGCTGGAGTTATCCGGCGTAAAAACGTATGAGTCCCAGGAGGAGGCCTGGGGCGCTCGTTTATATGAGTGGCTAAACACTTATCAGGGTGAGGTATACGGAGATCCGTCATGGGGCAATGTTTTACCGCAGTTTAAACACGAACCGACCAACTTGTCGCATGTTCAAATTGCGGTTGAGGCAATGCTGTTGCAAAAACTGACGGTAGATTTACCTGACATACCGATTTCTGGCTTGTCAGTTGCCGAGGGAGATGCTTTTGATAAGTTGAAAATATCCATTCGTATCAGGGATATAACTATCACACAGGACGTGGTGCTATGAGTAAAACAACACCGACTAAAGACAGTATTCGTGCAGAGTTTGAAGAGCTTGTCGAGAAAGATTCATTCTGGTCGAAGTTTGTCGGCTCTCAATTTGTCTCGATGCTGACATTGTTTATTACCCAGATTGTCTACAGGTGCTTTCAGTATGCCGATGCGGCGCTGGCTGAAGGCTTTATATCGACCGCGACGCGGCGTTCCTCTATCCTGGCAGCGGCAGAAACGAATAGTTACGTTGGTACCAAGCCAACACCGTCATCGGGGATGATTGAGATCACCGCCACAAGTGAAGATGCCCCAGCGGTAATCCCCAAAAACATGCCTTTAATATCTGACGACCAGTACCCTTACATGACTATGGATGTATGCAGGTTGGTTGACGGCACCGGTACGGTAGAAGTGGCACAGTTGGAAATCCAGGAGGTGACATATACCGTTACGGCAGCCAAAGAATTTCTGGAAGTCGTGTTATCAAAGGCTCTTACTGCTGTCTGCTATAAGCTGGAAGTATTCGTGACGACCGATGGTAAGACCACGCAGTGGTCTTCCAGCACTATGTTCCGGTTAGCCGGTAGTAAAAGCCAGGTCTACGTTGAGTTTTATAAACCATCCGAGCAGTTGGGGGTTCGATTCGGCGATGGGCTAATTGGGCAAATACCGCCAGAAGGTTCGACAATTACGCTTAAGGTATGGTGCACCAACGGCGATATAACCCTGGTTGCTGGCCAAAACCTGACGCCTGTCGATTCTGCGGCTAATTTAGCTAATTTGATTTCAGTTAAGACAACGACACCTATAACCGCAGGTACCGATGCTGAAACAACGGAGATCACACGTAACCGTGCACAATATTACCTTGCCTATGATGATCAGGTCGTATGGGGCGGGGACTATACGTATTTTCTGGTTCGTAACATCCCGGGGCTGTCCTGGGTAAAGGCATGGGGCGAAGGCCAGCAAGAGAAATTAGATGGTGCTTATAATGTTCAGAATATCAATAAGATATTTATTTCAGGATGGCATCCAAATAAAAGCCAGTCAGAGCTTGAAGAAATGATCCTGACTGCCTTTAAGAAGGTACCGAATGAACTGAACAAGAAATTCTCTTATAAAGAGGTCAGAAAACTACCATTTAAGATAACCATCACCGGGCGGATATCGGCAAGCCTGACTATTGAGAACGTGGCTGATGAGTTGAAGTCGGCACTGGAAACAAAATTTGGGCGCGACTCAAATTTCTTTGATCCGAACGGTGTCGGCAAGTACATCCTGATCAAGAAAAAAGACGTTTGGGCATTTATCGAAACGCTGGGTTATTTCCGCGACTTTTATCTGGAATTTGTCGAGTGGAATGAGTCCAACGGCTTTTACGATTTCGTTTATCTGGATACAGAAAACTCCACCTTTAATATTTCGTATGAGGAGGAGTGATGCAACGTTCCTGGTTTAATAATCGGCTTACATCAGCTAAGCAAAAGTCATTGCTCTATAAATCATTGGCTGATTTGGTTCAGTCAATGATGGACACCTTTGTTGACCCATGGTTGGAGCGAATTACCAACCGGAAGTCTATTTTTTCCATGAGCAAGGAGGATCTGGAGACCAGGACAAATGAACTTGGCCAGTTCTTTACTATCAGAACCTCAAACTCATCTTCCGTTCCGATGTTGTTACAGCAGCGGCTTGATGAGATTCACTTTAAGGGGACTGAACGCCCTATAAACCAGACAATTTACCGCGAATTTAATGGTATTTCTGTTTTATGGGATCCGATATATGCACCGGTGGACCTTGAACGTCATCCCTATGGCACAGTTCTAATACCAGAAAGCACACTGGAAACTACCGGCGGCACATTCGGCGAGATGTTTCTGACTTCCAGAGGGATGATCAGTATTCCCATAAACGACCTGGCCCGGACAATGGGTATTACTGGCACGATAGATCAGTCCGCAATTACAGAAGAAATTCTCAGAAAGTTTAATCAGTTCGTAAAGCCTCTACTGCCACTGCATATAGTGTTTGATGGGCTTACGCTCTATTTGTCGGTTGTTGTAAATGAACAGGCCGACATGATCACTTTGAACGAGATTTCTGATACCGAAAAAGCATTCTGCTGGTTTGAAACTTCGGATACAACTTCGCTTACTGGAGTTACGTCGATTAGCGCCCCGATCACCGCAACGCCTGGTGGCACTATTGTGAAAGCGACACCTACGTTTGATCGCACACGCGCAGATGATTTGTTGCTGGATAGCGACGCCTGACAATCACCCCGTCCGTAGGGCGGGGTGACAAGTTACTTCTCTTACAATGAGGCTTCACAACATTGATTAGGGAAAATCATGTCTGACGTCTCAACAAACCTCTATAAGAGTCAGTTGTTGGACTATTACTATCAGCGGCGCGCTGAATCGTCCATTAACAAAGGCTCTCGATTTTTAATCAGTAAGGCCGTTTTCGGTACCAGTTCACTGGTTACTAAGAAAGGAGATGGCACTTATGAGATTGGAGAACTGCCAAAGGCTTTCGATCTGGCTGAACTGACAAGTCAATTTTGCACCATCGACCTCGTTCCAACCTACTCAGGCGGGATAATTACTGTCCGAATGGACCTTGATCAAAGCCAGTTGCAGGAAGGGAAAAACTACCCATTCAACACTCTGGTTGTTCTGGATAACGAGAACAAGCCAATCGCCATTATTTGTGTCCAGGAAGACTCGCTGTATGTGGGCAAAACATATACCGCAGTTATGGCCATAAACACGACTACAGCATAAGGATATGCTTGATGAATGACGTTACAGTTGTTACATCGGTTACTTACCCATCACCCGAGTCGTTGGCTCTGGTGGCTGATGTGCAATACCACGAACCATATCTGTCAGCCGCGCTAAACCGAAAATTCAGGGGAATTGTTGACCCTGGATTTTATGCTGGTTTCCTGCCGAAGCCTGGCGGTGGGATGAACCTGTTAATCACCTCAGTGGATGGTGATAAAACCGCTGGCGCGGCGTCAGTGAATATTGGTGAATTCTACCAGGTAACTATTCAGCAGCGTAAGGATATTTCTCTTGCACTTAGCGCAGGTAAGAAATATGCAATTGTGCTGAAGGGAAGATACCTCCTTGGAGAAGATTCTTATCAGGTTAATACCGCGTCACATATTCATGCGGCTGAATTTGTTGCCAGAACCTATACCGATTCATATCAGTTAGGAGATGGGGAACTGCTTGTTTGTACGGTGAATATCCCTGCTGGCGTATCTGCTATTACTCAGGAAATGATAGATGTATCCGACCGCATCGATCTCACGATAGGCATTGAAATTTCCGACTCTGTAACCAGTACCAGAAGTGATGTCGCTGCAAGTTCGCTGGCGGTTAAAAAAGCCTACGATCTGGCGAAAAGCAAGTATACGGCGCAGGATGCAAGCACAACACAAAAGGGATTAGTTCAGCTCAGTAGCGCAACTAACAGCGACAGCGAAACAATGGCGGCCACCCCTAAAGCCGTTAAGTCTGTAAAAGAGCTGGCTGATACCAAAGCGCCAATAGAAAGCCCAGAGCTTACAGGAACGCCAACCGCGCCGACGGCAGCACAAAGTACAAACAGCACGCAGATCGCAAACACAGCCTTTGTTAAGGCAGCTATAACAGCACTTATCAATGGTGCTCCGGGAGCACTGGATACGTTGAAAGAAATTGCGGCTGCGATCAATAACGACCCGAATTTCAGCACAACTATCAACAATGCCCTGGCTCTCAAAGCGCCTTTGGCAAGCCCTGCATTAACGGGTATCCCTACTGCACCTACCGCTGCACAGGGCACAAACAATACGCAGATCGCTACGACTGCTTACGTACGGGCTGCTATATCTGCATTGGTCGGCTCATCACCAGAAGCTCTTGATACCCTGAATGAGCTTGCAGCAGCACTTGGCAATGACCCGAACTTTGCGACAACAATGACAAATGCGCTGGCAGGGAAACAGCCACTTGATGCAACTTTAACAGCGCTCGCTGGCCTTACGACTGGCGCAAATAAATTGCCGTACTTTACCGGTACAGACACTGTTTCCCAGACTGATTTAACGTCAGTCGGTCGCGATATCCTGGCTAAAACAAGCACACTGGCTGTTATCCAATACCTTGGTTTAAGAGAAATCGGTACCAGCGGTGAAAAGATCCCCCTGTTGAGCACGGCTAACACATGGAGTGCACGCCAGACTTTCAACGGTGGGATCACCGGGGCGCTGACAGGGAACGCCGACACCGCGACGAAATTGAAAACAGCACGCACGATTGGCGGTGTGGCATTTGATGGTACTGCGAATATTAATTTACCTGGTGTTAACGTTGCGGGTAATCAGAATACATCCGGTAAC